AAAATATTGGTTGGGGGTGGTTTTACCACATATTCAGGAGTTAGTGCAAATTATATTATTCGATTAAACACTGATGGTAGTATTGATAATACTTTTAATTCTGGTAGTGGATTTGATAATGATATTTATTCAGTTGCAATACAATCAGACAATAAAATTTTAATTGGTGGTAACTTTACCACATATTCAGGAGTTAGTGCAAATCATTTTATTCGATTAAACACTGACGGTAGTATTGATAATACTTTTAATACTGGTAGTGGATTTAATTTTAATGTTAATTCAATAACAATACGATCAGACAATAAGATATTAGCTGGTGGATATTTTACCACATATTCAGGTGTTAGTGCAAATCATTTTATTCGATTAAATTCTGACGGTAGTATTGATACTCAACAATATAATTATAGTTTTGAATTTAATAATGATACATTATCAGTTCCAAACTTAATCACTTCTGGATTTACTTTATCTAATGGTAGTCAAGGAGATGGATATTTATTAGGATCAGATATTAATGGAAATGCTTCATGGATAAGTATTTCAGGATTAACTGGTACTACAATAAATGCAACGAATGGATTGTCAATTGTTGGAAATGATGTTGTTTTAGGTGGTACATTAACTGATGAAACAATAATTGATGTAGTATCATATGGTTTTAATTTAAGTGATGATATTGGTAATAATTATTTTGGTCATTATTCTGGATGGACAGGAATATTTCATTATGATGGTATTAATTCTTCTGGTTTTGATAGTTATGCTTGTGGTTGTATTCAGATAGCAAATGAATTTAATAATTATATTAATATTATTACAATGGGTGGTGATTTTAATAAAGGTATTTGTCTTTATTCATATTTTTCAGGTTGTCTTGATACTTATATAAATATTTTATCTGGTAGTACATTATTTGGTAGTGGTATCCCAACATATGTTGGTGCACAATATGATAATGATTATTCATCTAATTTTGTTGATAGATCATTAATAGATAAAGGATATTTAATATCACAAATTTCAGGATTAACTATTAATGCAACAAATGGATTGACATTAATTGATAGTAATGTTGTTTTAGGTGGTACTTTAACTGATGTAACTACTATTGATACTGCAACAAATAATTTTATTATTTCTGGTGATACCAATATGATTATTGATATTAATGGAAGTGAAATTAGTATTGGTGATTATAATGGTGATGGAAATCATAACATTTATATTGATTCAACAATAGCTGGAATGTATCAAGATGATGGTGCTGATAGTGGTGGTGTTGAGGTTACTTTTGGTTGTTCAGTTATTTCTACAACAAAAAATAATGCAACATATAGCGTCAATTTAGGAGGTCTTAATGAAATAGCAAGAATAAGTGCTACATCTGGAAGTACTCAAAGTGCTTTATGTATAAAGTATAATGAGATGATATTTAGTACAATAAGTCCTATTAATTTTCAAGGTGTTAAATATGATAATGATTATTCATCTAATTTTGTTGCACGTAGTATTCCTGATGTAGCATGGGTAACTGGATTAACAATAACAGCAAATAATGGTTTAACTAAAATTGGTCAAAATGTAGTTCTTGGTGGTACATTAACTGGTGATACAACTATTAATACTAACGATAATACTTTTTCGATTTTTGATTCAAATTCATTTGGTGCTGTTTTTACACCAAATAGTGTTATATTGGGTGATTATAATGATGAATATCATGCAATTTATATGCTAAATACTCATATTGATTTATATTCACAAGATATTTCAACTGGTGATTGTTCATCTGAAGTTGCAATTTGTGAAGATAGTTTATTTTTTGGGTCATCAATATTATCATGTATTAATAATAATGGTTGTTTTAATTGTAGTGGTATATTATTTAATAGTAATAATTATAATACAGATTCTTCTTCATTATATTTAAATAATAATGGAGTTATTTGTTTACAAGGTTCATCCACATCACATTTTATTTGTATGGATAGTACAAATGATACGATTGAATTAACTACATTTAACGGTGGAAATATTTATTTAAGTGGTGATAGTGTTTCATTTAATGGAACATTGAAAATTTTATTATATCCCGTAAATGGTACATTAAATGATTCAGTACTTACTTGGAATGCAACAGATTTTCAGATTAAAAAAATAGATTTAAATAATATAATATTTAAAAATAATATATATTTATATAGTTCTATAACAACATCTGTCTTATTAACAACTGGTGATTCATATATAATTTTAGTGAATCCATCAACATCAATAACAATTACATTACCTTCAACACCATTAGATGGACAAGCATATAAAATAAAGGATATTAGTGGAACGGCATTAACAAATATAATAACAATTGATGCAAATGGTAGTACTATAGATGGATCATCAACAGTGGCAATTAATACAAATTATGGTACAATTGAATTATTTTATACTAATAGTGTTGGAGCTTGGTCAATATTATCGTTTTTGTATTAAATTTAAAGTCTTTTTAAGATTAATTAGTATTTATAATAAATTATAAAAATTTATCTTTTATTATAAATAAAAACTATTTAATTAATATGAATGATGATAAAATAAATGAAAATGATAAATATATTATTTTTCATTGTGAAGGTGGGCATGGAAAACAAGTGATGGCTACGGCAGTTTGCCGTGCAATAAAAAAAGAATATCCTGATCGAAAATTAATTGTTGTGACCTCTTGGGACGGACCTTTCTTTTATAATCCGGATGTTTGGCGTTTTTATACTTTTGGACAAATGCAATATTTTTTTACTGATTTTATTAAATTAGATACAAAAATATTTAGACAAGAAGTATATCATACTGAAGATCATATTTTACAAAGAAAACATTTAACACAATCTTGGTGTGATATGTATAATATTCCATATGATGGATATAAACCAATAATTCATTTAAATCCAAGGGAGATTGAAATAGCAAAAGATAAAATAAAACCAGATAATAGACCAATTATGCTATTACAAACACATGGTGGATCACCACAGGGTCAATATTCTAAGAAATCTTGGTTTAGGGATATACCAATTGAAATTGCTCAAAAACTTGTAAATTATTTTAATAAATCATATCGTATTTTACATATAAAATCACCAGAACAACCCACATTACAAGGTGTTGAAATGTTAAATTTACCATATCGAGAATTATATGCAGTATTTCCATTAAGTACAAAAAGATTATTTATTGATAGTTTTGCTCAACATGTAGCTGCTGCGTTGGATTTGCAAAGTACAGTTGTTTGGATTGGAAATAAACCTGAAGTATTTGGATATCCTGAACATATTAATGTATTACCAAACGCAAATTATATAAGAGAATTAAATAAATTTAGTTATTTAGAACAATTCGATATTTCTGGACAAATTCAACAATTTCCTTTTGATACAATTAATTTATTTGATATTAATAAAATTATTGAAGCAATAAATAAACAAAAATAGTATTTATAATAAAAATATATATGTCATTTACAACAAAATTAAATTTAAATAACGAAAATTTTTTTCAAGAAAGTGGTGAAACTTTAACATTATCTGGAAATACATATGTTGGTTTAATAAAATATTTAAATGATATTAGTGCAGCTTTTGATGAATTTTCAATACCTAATGTTGGATATTTAACCGGAATAACAAACACTAAATTGAATATAAATAATTTTATTACTTATACTGGTACTACTGCTCCTAATACTTTTGTAAATAAATCATCTTTAAATACTTATACTGGTACTACTGCTCCTAATACTTTTGTAAATAAATCATCTTTAAATACTTATACTGGTGAAACAAATTCAATGTTAATTATTCCAACATTTTCTGCATCTGGAAATGGTTTTGATAGAACAATAACAGTTACTTTTAAAAAGAAAAATGGTTCAATATTGGATGTTCAAAGAGTAACAGCATTTTGGTGGACAAGTACATCATCTTATGGTAATCCGGAATTTATTGTTGGTGATAACCCATATACACCGTCAATAACTGCTGGTTATGCGTTTAATAGTGCAACTTTAAGTGCTTTAAATACTGTTTATACTGATAGTACAGCTAAATTTAGTGTTAGAATATTAACAATAAGTAGTGATACCTTACAAAATTTTTATTTAAATGTGTCAACACAAGGACAAGTATATTCATATGTTTCCACAATCTATCAATATAATATTTAATTAATAAATCAAAATTTTATAGTATTTATGTTAAAAGATATAATAAAAATGGGTGAAATTTTTAAAGTAATTTTTGGAAACTACACTTGGTTACAACTATTTGGATATCTATGGTTTTTTCTTATTGGATATTGTATTTATTTTCTTACGGAAGTGATAAATAGAGATGTTCAAAATATAAGTACTCCAAAAAAATGGAATTGGAAATTTTGGTTTCAAGATAATTGGCGTAGATATTTAATTACAATATTATGTACCTATGTTTTATTTAGATTTTCAAACGAAATAAATGGTCGACTTTTTAGTTATTTTGATGCTGTTACTCTTGGTTTAATTGGTGATGGTATTGCGGTAGCAGTAAAAAAGAGAATTAATATAATTAGTGGTAATCGTGAAAAATTAATGGAAAGTTATAATGACGGAGAAAAGGGATAATTATGGACTATTCAACATTTAATTTAAATAATTTTTATATAAAAAAAAATAGTAGTTCTCCTGAACTAAAATTCCCATTAACACAACATATTAGAGAAAAATATGATATTAGTGATAATATGTTGGAAAATGTAGGGATTACTTTTTCTATGATTGATGCTGATACTGGTTTATATCGTATTGCTAATGTACCCGCAAGTCTTGTGATTAATAATAATAGACCTGAATATCCTGATGAAACAAAATATACACTCGTATATAAATTCAAATTAAATGACACAAAAAAAGTAGGAAGATTTCTTGGTGAATTTGTGGTAGATTTTTTAAATTTAGAAGCGGGATGCGGTAAGATAAATTTACCAGTAAATGGTTATATTAATATTATAATATCTGATTCATTAACTAAAACTACTGTCATTTAACCAATTCCATGTAAGTTTTTTTATTATTTTAAAATAAATACTTTAAATTAGATTTTCTAAAGAATTTATTGTGGTAAATATAAACAAAACCACAGTATATTAAAATTTTTTATTAATTTCGAATAAAATCATTTAGTTTTATGAAAATTATTATTGCCGGAAGTAGAAGTTTTAATGATTATAAAAAACTTTGTTCTGTGTGTGATTATATGTTACAAAATCAGAATGGAATCGAGATTGTTAGTGGAGTTGCTTTTGGTGCTGATAAACTTGGTGAATTATATGCAAAAGAACATGGATATCAAATAACACAATTTTTTGCTGAATGGGATAAATTTGGAAAATCTGCTGGTTATAAACGCAATGAAGAAATGGCAAAATATGCAGATGCTCTTATTGTGTTTTGGAATGGACAGTCTAAAGGTACTGAACATATGATTAATTTAGGAAAACAATACGGCTTAAAAATTAAAATCCATCGTTTTTAAAATTGATTGACAATTTAAAATTTTTAACATATCTTTGTTTTTACTTATGAATGGTAACTACAACAGCAAGAAAATGGTCAAGCAACAGGAAAATGGTCAAGCATTAGTTTTATTGAAAAAAATCAATAAATTAAAAACACAAAAACAACAAATCGAAGTTGAAATTCAGTTAACTCCTTTATATTTAAAAAAGGATAAAATCAGTAAAGAAATTGAGAAATGTGTGGAAGAACTTCCTAAAATTTGCACACATAACAAAACAGATGTAATTGATACTTACGAGTCAGGAAGTTATTACAATACAGAAAAATATATTCATACAACTGTTTGTACTATTTGTGGTGAAAATTTGCATCAAGATATAACACATGGTGGATATGGATGAAAAACAAAAATTGGTATCACAAGTGCCAGTTTTTATTGTTCATTGTGAAAGAATTTCTAAAAGACAGGCATATTATTTACGATTTCCAATAAATGACCAACTAATTACTCGTATAAAGAATCTTCCAAATGATACTCGTAAATGGAATCCAGATGTAATAGCATGGGAAATTACAACATCCTCACTATATGCATTAATTAAAAACTATAGAAATTCTAATAAAATTCATTTTGATTTTGGTAATGATGATAGTAGAAAGATTTTCATTAAACAAATTAAAAAAATTGAAATTAATGAAATTGAAAAACGTAAATTTATTGCCGATCTTAACATAAAAAAAGAACAGTGGGTTAAATATAAACAAGACCTTGAAAAAGAATATGTTCAATATTCTGAACAATGCCATAAGTTATTAAAAGAAGGTGTTAAATTATATCCACATCAAATTGTGGCAGCAATGTTTATGAATGTTACTCGTAACACGTTGATTTCCCACGAAATGGGACTTGGAAAATGTCAACCATTATATTCTAAAATACTTACTCCAAATGGTTGGGTTCAAATGGGTGAGATAAATGTTGGAAATTATGTTATTGGAAGTGATGGTAAGCCAAAAAGAGTATTAGGAATATTTCCACAAGGTGTAAAAGATATTTATGAAATTTGCTTTAATGATGGTACGTCAACAAGATGTTGTGATGAACATTTATGGAATGTAAATACATATATTCGTAATTGGAGAAAAAATCCATTTCAAACTAAATCATTACGGGAAATAATGAATGAAGGATTAATATTTAAAAATGGTAATCATAAACATTATATTCCAATTGTTAAACCAATTATGTTTGAAAAACAAGAGTTAAAAATTGACCCATATGTTTTGGGTTATTTGTTGGGTAATGGTAGTCTTACAAGTAAATATCAAATAGGATATTTTTCTATTGATAAAGAAATGATTGATGAAATAACTACAAGACTACCAATTAAACATAATATGGTAATTAGTGGAAAATCGTTGAAAGATTATTATTTAACTGCAGATGATAAGAATAATTATATTAATCAAGCATTACGAGAATATAAATTAAAAGAAAATAATTCACACACTAAATTTATACCACACGATTATAAAATTTCTTCAATTGAGCAAAGATTGGAAATATTACAAGGTATTTTAGATACTGATAGTCATTCACGTAAAGATGGTATTATTGAATTAACATTGGCATCGAAACAACTTATTGAAGACGTTCAATTTATTGTGCAATCTTTGGGTGGTATTGGAAGACTTTATGAAAAATGGATAAAATATGAAGGAACTAAAAGATTGTATTGGAGATTACATATTAAATTACCACCAGAATTTATACCTTTTAAGTTAAAAAGAAAAATTGAAACATTTGTTGCACCAACTAAATATCTACCAAATAGGGCAATCTCTGAAGTAAAATATATTGGAAAAGAATTGGCTCAATGTATTTTGGTGGATTCTGATGATCATTTATATGTAACCGATAATTGTATTTTAACGCACAATACTCTTTCGGCAATTCTTTACGGTGAAATGAATAATTTTCAGAAAATATTTGTTATCACACCAAATTCATTAAAATTTAATTTTTTTAATGAAGTTGATAAATTCACTGAAAGTAAATCATATATAGTAAATTGGAGAAAAAATAAATGTAGTATTGTAGATGCTAAATATATTATCGTTAATTATGATTTTTTTAATCCCGGAAAAAAAGAAAAATTTTTAACTAAATGGAAAAAATTAGGAATAAATATTATTGATTGTGTAATTTGTGATGAAAGTCAAAAATTAAAAAATACTAAAACTAATACATATAAAAATTTTAAAAATATTTTTAATAAAAAAATATTTAGATATAAAAAAATTAGTAAAATTTTTTTATCTGGAACACCAGCACCCAATAGAGCATATGAATTATATAGTGTTTTAAATCAAATATCATCAATAGATTTTCCAACAAAAAAATATTTTTATGAATATTATTGCGGAATGACTTATGATACTGGTGGTGGTTGGGGTTATATTACAGATACTGCAGATACTAAATTTGAAGAATTATATCATAAAATTGCGCCATATACTCATAGAAAAAGAAAATTTGAAGTATTAACTGATCTTCCAGACAAAATATACCAAAGGGTAATTCTTGAAATGGATGATAATGAAGCATCAATATATGAAGATATTGAAAATAGTGTTGCTAATGAATTTGTAACACGTCCAACGTTGAACCCATTAACAACAATGCTTCGTTTAAGACAATATACATCACATTTAAAAATAAAAAATATTATCGAATTAGTTGAGAATATTCTTGAAACGGGTGAAAAAGTAGTTATTGTTGATTATTTTAAAGAAGGATTAATAGCATTAAAAGAAAAATTTGGGGATGTTGCAGGATTACATACTGGTGATCAAACGATTGAAGAACGTGCAGATATTGTAAAAGAATTTCAAGACCCAAATAGTAAAATGAAAATATTTTTGGGTAGTATACAAACTTGTAATTATGGATTAACTTTAACGGCAGCAAGTAAAATATTTATAATAACTTTACCATATTCTGTTGGTGAATATGATCAGGTGAGTGATCGTCTACATAGAATTGGACAAAAAAACGTGGTAAATATTTATCCATTAATTTTCCCGGATACTATAGATGAATATGTATATTCATCTATAGAAAGTAAAAGAAAAGAAATTGTTAAAGTCATTGATAATGAGGATTATAAATCAACTATTACTGATTCTGTACTTGGTGAAGTCATAGATAAAATAAAGAAAAAATATGGCAAGTAAATATGTGTGGGGAATATATAATCCATTTCAAGATTTTTTATTGAAAGCAATAATGCTCGATATAAATGTGGCTGATATTAAATCAAATATTGATATAAATGCAGCATTTACTTTTATTTTAGAAAATTATTTGGAATATGATGAGGATATCGCATATTTAAATTATGATATTATAGAAAAAGATGGTTATTTTAAAGTTATTGGAAATAATTCAATAACAGCATTTTGGTTATCTGGTATAATTCCAGATGATACCGCAACAATATTAAAATATAATACATTAACTATTGGTAATAGAAAATATGTGTATGATAATAAAAAAAAACGATTAACTTATACAATTTTAAAAAATTAATATGGATAAGACTAACATTCTTTCTGAAATAAAAGGATTTCTTGAAGGATATAACAATGATTTGAAATATTTAGTTAATATTGAAACTGATCCAAATACAAATGAGGCTGATTGTATATTAAATGAACCCGGAAAGAATCTGGAAATAAGAAAAATTAAATATACTCCGTTCATTTATATGAAAGATTTATCGTTGAAAGGATATAATTTATATTCCGGAAATCCTAATGAATTAGAAAGAAAAAAAAATGAATATGGAATAACGATTACATCACTTAAAATTGGTAAACATAAAAGATTAAGAGAAGGTTTTGTTTTTAAATTATCGAGTAGCATATCATACAATGCGATTATAAATTTTTTAAGAGATGGTGGTGTTTATCCTTATGAAAAATTAAAAAATAATCGTAATCGTGAAATGAAAGATGAAAAGGGTTATCCGATTTATCTATATAGAGATTTATTTAATTCAATAAGATTAACTGAACAATTTTTTATATCAACAGGAATAAGGTTATTTAAAGGTTTTGAAGAATATAAGGATGTTCATAAAGTTACTTTTGATATTGAAACTACTGGTTTAAGATATGAAACCACAAGATTATTTGCAATAGGGATTAGAGATAATAGAGGTTTTGAAACAATATTGGAAGTTGAAAAATCCGATGATGATGAATCTGAATGTAAATTAATTGTAAATTTTTTCGATACATTAATAAAATTAAAACCTGCAATAATTTCTGGTTTTAACTCTGAAGATTTTGATTTTAATTTTATTCTTGGTAGAGCGGGGTTATTAAAAATGAATTTGAGTTTATTATTAACTTCTTTGAAAACTGGTACTCAAATTTATAGAAGACCTAATGTAAGTTTAAAATATGGTGGTAATACTGATAAATTTACTGCAACTGAAATGTGGGGGATGTCAATAATTGATATATTACATGCAGTAAAAAGAACATCAGCAGTTAATAGCGAAATAAAAGAAAATAAATTAAAATATATTGCAAAATTTGAAAAAATTGCAAGACCAAATAGAACATATATTCCCGGTGAAGATAATGCTATTGGTAAATTCTATAAGGAAAATAAAATTTTTATTGTTGATGAAAAAAATAATTATTTTCAATTTCCTGATGAATTTCAAGATGTTACAAAATGTTTATATGATTTACAATTAAAAAAATCAGTAATTACAGAAAGAGAATATAGAATACTTAAATCAGAATGTTTAAATAATAATCCTAATTTTTCTTCTTGGTTTAAAGAAAATAATCATTTAAAAGGTGAATTAAAATTCATTAATGGTAAAAATCTCGTAAAACAATATTTGCTTGATGACTTATGGGAAACTGAACAAGTGGATGAATTATATAATCAATCATCATTCATGCTGGCTAAAATTGTTCCAACTACATATCAAAGAATTTGTACAATGGGAACAGCATCAATATGGAATTTACTAATGACCGCTTGGAGTTATGAAAATGATTTAGCAATTCCTTATCCTGATGTGAAAGAAAGATTTTCTGGTGGGTTGGCAAGATGTTTTAAAGTTGGATATAGTAAAAGACTTATTAAAATTGATTATGCTTCACTTTATCCAATGCTTCAATTAACTTGGGGTATCTTTCCAATGTTTGATATAACTGGTGTTTTAGAGAAAATGTTATTATATTTTACTACAACTCGTAATATTTATAAAAAAATTGCAAATAATAGTAAATTAGATGACGAAGAAATTCTTTTATTAAAAGAAATCGATCATGAATTATATAAAAAGTTTATAAATAATGAAATTACTGATAAAGATAGAGCAAAAGCAAAAGTTAAACAATCACCCATTAAAATATTAAATAATTCATTATTTGGTGCATTAGGTTCGGATATATCATTTAATTGGTCAGATAATATATGTGCTGCACATATTACTTGTTGTGGTCGATTAGAATTAAGACATGCAATAACATGGTTTGAAAAATATGGTTGTATTGCATTACTTGCTGTTACTGATGGTATTAATTTTCAAATACCAAATTATACAAATACTCGTATTACTAATGATGGTGAAATTATTGAAGAAGTTGAAAGATTAATTGAAGAAATGTGGAAATATGATGATAAAAAAGGAATTGATGCTCTTATTAAAAAATTTAATAAGGAAGAAATGATACCGCCATATATGGCAGTTGATAATGATGGGGAATTTATTTCTTCATTAAATCTTTCACGTATTAATTATGCAACTTTATCAACATATAAAGACAAAAAAACGGGAGAGTTAAAAGAAAAAATTAAACTTACGGGTAATACAATTAAATCTAAAATCATGCCCGGATATATTGAAGAATTTATTGATAAAGGGTTTGAATTGATTTTACATGGTGAGGGTGAAGAATTTTTTAATTATTATAAAAAATATGTTGATGATATTTATAATCATAAAATACCATTAATGAAAATTGCAAGTAAAAGTAGAGTTAAAACAACAATAGCAAGATATAAAAATAGGGGTGTTGATAAAAATGGAAGAGAAAAAGGTAAGCAAGCATATATGGAATTACTTATTCAAGAAAGAAAAAGAATTGGATTAGAACTATTTGAAAAACATAAAACAGATTTGAAAATAGAAATTCCAGAAATTGATTTAACTGATGATAATAAAATAAAATTAATCTCGAATTATATGCCACCTGAACCTGAATTAGACAGTTTTATATATTTTGTTAATACAGGAACAAAAAAATCGGATAGTAGTTCAAATTCAATTCATGAAACTATTGATGGTGTTACTAAAGAAAGATTAGCATCTACTTTAATTAAAAATGAAGATTTAGTTAATAATCCAAATATGACGGGGTATTATAATGTAGAAAAATATCTTAGTGCATTTAATAGTAGAGTTAAAACAATATTGGTTGGGTTTGAACCAGAAGTAAGAAAAGCATTCCTTTCAAATTATGAATGTGTTACTAAAACTAATGAAAATGGAAAAACAAAAAAAACAAAAATAAAAGAACTTGTTCATCATTTTTTTACAAAGGAACAATTAACACTTAAAAATTTTGATGAGGATATATATAAAGAAGCAATGTTTTTAGAACCGAAAGAATCTCAATTTTGGAATAAAACAGGATATGATTCAAGATTAGTATGGAATGGTTTTACTATGGATGAAGATAATGAAGTATATTATAAAATATACGAAGATGCGTTAAATTATTTTAATGATTTAATGTTAAGAAATAATAAACCAAAAATTAAATCAATTAATGAAAAATATAATATTGGAGATTTTATTTTAATTAAAGATGGTGATTCATATAATATTGGTAAGTTCAATGGAACATGTCTTGAAATAATTAGAGAAAATGTTGATAAACCAAAAACTGAATATGAATTGGAAATTGAAAGAAAAAGGGCAGAAAAATTAGCAGCTTTAAAAGCAGTAGCAGAAGAAAAAAGAAAACTTGAAAACACTATTGAAAATGAAAAAAAATTAAAAGCAAAGGAACGAAAAAGACAAAAATATTTTAAAGAATTTAAAAAAGAATTTAATGTTCCATCTAAAACATCAATGGAAAAGCTTTTTTAAGAAGTTGAAAATGCTGAAGAAACTTTTAATAAGTATGTGGAAAATAAAGAAAATCCAGAGTTTGTAGATATTGAAGATTATGATGTAGATGAATCGTATGATGAATACGAAGGTGCTTATTAATATTAATAAGTATTTATATGAAAATATATCATCATGAAATTAAAGAAAAAGGAATTATTCGAAATAATTGATTCAAACGGTGAATTAATAGGTAAAGAAGATATTCCAAGAAATGGTAGTGATATGGAAACTCAAGCTAATGGCACTACCGACCAAAATGTTCAAATGGGTAATCAACCTTTCAGATATGATATGCTTGGTCGTTTTGGATTTACATTATTACCTTTTATGGAAGGTAAAGAAAATCAACAACAATCTGAATTAATAAATGATGTTTCTAAAGAATTTTTGGTGTTATATAAAGAAATACTCGAATATTATTTTCGTAATCCTAATAAAATTAAGAGTGATTATAGACGAATAGTACAAGATGGACATCATGAAGATAATCAAACATTTAATTTTAATACGAATTCACAAAAAGTTATTAAAATATTTGAAAAATATTTTGAGGGTTCATTCAAACAATCTGAAAATATAGATGAAGCTGCTGTAATTGAAGATAAAGTTATTAATAAAAAATCTGAAGATGAAATATCAAAAAAATCTGAAGATAATGGTGTTAAGAAAAAACAAGTAGAAAAAATTGCTGGACTTATTAATAAAAAATTTGAAAAAAATGATATTGATAAATTAATTAATTTATTGGAGAGAAAAAAAAATAAAAGATGAAATGGAATTTTCTTTAGAAGAAAAAAATAAAATCACTGATTTTGTTCAAAATTATAAAGGTGATTTTAAAGATGAAGATATTCATAATCTTGCAGATAAAATGGGTTTAGAAAAATCTGAAGTAGAAGAATTTGTATATAATTTGGCTCGTAATCTATTAAAAAGTAATGACTAAAATATTAAATATTACTGAATTTATTAATAAAGCACATAAAAAACATAATAATTATTATGATTATAATTTAGTAAATTATGTTAATTCACGTACTAAAATAAAAATTATTTGTCCGATACATGGTGTTTTTGAACAAAAACCAAATAATCATTTAAATGGTCAAGGGTGTTTAGAATGTGGAAAAATAAAAAGTAAAAATAAAAATAGAAAAAATAATAGTTATTTTATAGGTAAAGCAATAAAAATACACGGTAATAAATATGATTATTCCAAAGTTAATTATATTGGTGCAGATAATTATGTTGATATTATTTGTCCAATACACGGTGTTTTTAGTCAACATGCAAATAGTCATTTAAGTGGTAGAAATTGTCCTAAGTGTGTTGGTGGCATAAAAAAAACAAAAAATGAATTTATTTTAAATGCAAAAAAAATTCATAAAGATAAATATGATTATTCTTTAGTTGAATATGTTAATGCAAAAACCAATGTTAATATTATTTGCTCAATTCATGGCATTTTTAAACAAACTCCAAGTAAACACTTATGTGGACATGGATGTACAATTTGTAATGAATCGAAGGGTGAAAAAGAAATTAGTGATTATTTATTAAATAAATCTATTAATTTTGAGAGAGAAAAAAAATTTATTGATTGTAAAGGAAAAAGGCATATGTTTTCATTTGATTTTTATCTTCCAGAATATAAAACATTAATTGAATTTGATGGTAAACAACATTATATTCCAGTTAATTTTTATGGATGTTCAAATGAAAAAGCGTTAAAAACATTTTTTGATTTAAAGAAAAATGATGAAATAAAAAATAATTTTACTAAATTAAATAATTATAATTTACTTAGAATTAAGTTTGATCAAATAAATAAAATTAAAAAAATATTAGAAATATATGAACCAATATCTCAAAGATAAAATATATAGAATACCATTAAATATACTTAATAGCATTCAAATTGCACTTATGTCTAATTCTGATAATATTGGTGTTAAACGAGCTAAATTTCTTTTAAAAAATGGTAATATTACTTATCAGGACATGAAAAGATTGAAAAATTTTTTTGATCATTTTGATCAACAAATTAATAATAAAACACAATATGCACTTGCAGGTGGCGAATTAATGAGATCATTTATTGAAACAACATTAGCTACTGATAGAAATGCTCTTGAACAATCTAAAAAGGTTAAACAAGAAATAAATGTTGATCCCAATTTGGGAACAAGTGCATTTAAATCTTCTCCAAATCTTAATGAAGAAAAGAAAAAGGAGTTAAATGTTGAGGATTATGATAAATTAAAAAAAAATGCATTAGCGGTTATAGTAAATAACGATAATAAGTTTTTGTTATTAAAAAGGTCTGATTATCAAAAACAATGGCAACCGGAAAAATGGTCATTAGTAGGTGGTTCAGTTGAAAAAAAAGAAGAACCGGAAGCTGCGTGTAGTAGAGAAATTAAAGAAGAGACTGGATTAGACATTAAAAAATTTATAGAAAAGGTAGTGATACAAAGAAATCCAGATAGTATTGAACATATATTTGCATGTAGATATGAAGGTGAACCAACAGATATTTCACTTAATAAAGAACACACTAATTATGGTTGGTTTGATATTAATGAAATAGATTACTTAGATACTGTACCTAATCTTCAAGATTATATTAATTTGGTGTTTATTAAATATAGTTAATCTATAAAATAATTAATAGAGAAAGATGGGATAATCTTTAAAAAATACGATTAACTTGTATTTATAATAAATAACAGAAAAATTAAAATCAAAAAAAATGAGCAAATTAGAAGACAATAGCGTATCTTTTAAAAAGAAAAATATTTCCAGAAATCGTTATGATAATAATAAGTATTATAATGTTTCTCATCCAAATGCTTTATCAACTGGTGATGAACCGGGAAAGGGTGAAGTAAACGGACAGGTAGGTAATGCTACTGATATTAAAACGAGAGATAAATTAATAGTTAAAAATAAATATAATAAAAATAAGGAATATAACGATGCTACTGCTTAATGTTAAACGAGCATAAAATATTATTTAATAACATTAAAGATTTTCGTCATAAAGTTCTTATAACTGAAGCGGTTGGAGATGATGCGATTATTAAAGCTATTGATAATCATCAGTATATCTATATCTATTATGAAGGTGATAAAACAAATCAAAAGGGTTATCGAACAATTAGACCATATGTTTTAGGTACATCAAGAGCAGGAAATAAAGTTATTAGAGCTTGGCAAGAAAGAGGTAAAAGTGAAAGTTATTCTTTTGGTCAACGTGGTGCTGAACATGATTATTGGACTGATGATGATAATAAAATAAAACCGGGATGGAGAATGTTTCGGTTAGATAAAATTGCATCCGTCTATCCCACTGGAAAAAAATTTAATAAATCTGATGGTACTGTTATGATTCCACCTAAATACAAAGAGGGATCGGATGCAGATATGACAAGTATTATTACATATGTTTCGACAAAAACTGAACCTGAATTTGTTCCAAGAGATGTATCTACAAGACCAAAAGAAGGAAGATGGAAAAAATTTATTAATGCTAATGGTGAAAATGTTAAATTAACACCAGAAGATGTTAAAAATTTATATTATAACGCAAAAAAAATTCAAAAAAAAGCTGCTGGACAATTTTTTGTTGCAGTTGATGATGAAGATAATATTTATTTAATTGATTTTAGAAATAAAAATATTTTTCCTAAAAATGCTATAATTGGTGATTTAGCAAAATTATATAATGATATAGTTAAAACTACACCAGAATCAAATACTGATCAATTTTTTAGAAATACTTTAGAAAAAAGTAAAAGGGAAAGAAAATTAAATCCGGGAACAACAAAACAAGAAAATCCAACAATTCCTTATAATAGAAAACCTTTTTTCAAAACTTAAAGTATTTATAAAAAAATATAAAATATTATAAAATGGCAAAAAATATTGATTTAAATAAAATTAAGGGTGAAATTGAAAGTCGTAAAAGAGAAAGAAATATGACACAATCATCATTTGGTGAGCAAGTTAATGCAGCTCCAAAAGATGTATTTTTAAATGGATTACTTGAATCTTTACAAACTGGTAGAGAAACTGCTGCATTAAATTTATTAAAAACTGTTGATAATAAAGCATCTATAAAAATTGGTGAAATACCTAAACACACAATAAATGAAACTTCTGTTCAACGAAGACCAATTCAAATGGAAGAAAAACAACATTCAGTTGAAATGTCACCGGAAAGGGATGAACAATTATTTCATGATATTGAAAAAAAGAGAAAAAGTACTTTAGCTGAATCAATGGAAGGTTATATTAATCCTGCAGGACATAGACCCACACAAGTTCCTTTAAATGAGGGAACGTATCAACAACCAATGTTGAATGAAGTATATTTAGCTGAAAGTGTAAAACGAATGGTGAATAATCATTTGATTGAAAATTTAGGTCCTGTTCTTGAAGAATCAATTAAAAGTACAATTATTGAAATGTATGCTGTTGAACGAATAAATGAAGTTCTTCGTGAAAATAAGGAATTTATTAAAACAGTCGTCATAGATACAATTAAAGAGATACAAGCAAGAAGCAAAGCAAAAGCGCAACAATAAATTGCGTTTTTTTTATTAATATTTCATTATTAAGTTTGTATTTATGTGTATACTATAAAAATTCCAAGTATGACATATAATGATTTTTTAAAATTTTTAAATGAATTTAATAAAATTAATACTTTTATTGGTAAGATTGATTATGCAAATAGAAATCTAAATAGGATTGCTTCAGGTACTGGAAGAATTGTATATGATATTGATGGTAATAAAGTATTTAAATTAGCTAAAAACACAAAAGGTATTTCACAAAATGATGCAGAATCATCTGCTGCAGTATATAAAAGTTATGACGATATATTAACCGATGTTATTGAATATGCTGATGATGATTCTTGGTTAATAGCTGAAAAAGCAAAAAAAATCACATCATTAAGATTTAAAGAATTAATTGGTTATGATATTAATCAGTTTTATGCTTATTTAGCAAATGATGATTTAGAAATAAATGGATATCCTAAACGATATAAAATCGATCCTACTATTGAGGCACAAATGCATGATGATGAACAAATACAAAGATTTAGAAATTTTATAATTGATTATGATATTAATGTTGGTGATTTTGGACGAATAAGTTCATATGGTGAAATTGTACGTGAAGGTATACCTACTTTAGTATTAACTGATTATGGATTAACTAAAGATAATTATAATACTCATTATACTTCAACAAAAAATAAAAGTTATGTGTTACATGAATTATTTTTTGGTGATGGTAATGATGATATTCTTTCTGATATAGGGGGTAGTGAAGAAATTAGAATGGGAAATGCAACAATACCATTAAATTATGTTAGTGAAGACGGTAGTTCGAATTTTTCAACTGATAATACTTTAGGTCGAGATAATTTTCCAATATATAATCAGATTGATACTTCACCATCAATCAATAATGATTCCGAGGCAAATAGTGAAATTGATGAAGATTTAGAATATAATCATGCCAGTGATGCAACAAAAGATCAATATAGTATTACAGAACGTATAGTGTCAGCAATGCCGGGAAGTAGTAGTGTTGAAGTTAAAAAGAAATGTAGATTAGCAGGTAATGGTAATACAAGTACTGCATGTAATCAAGGAGATATAAAAAATTTAAATATTAAATCACTTAAAGAAACTGTTAATATTAATTTACCCAATGGTGAAATTGATGGGTTTCAATCATTTGATATTATTAATAATAATCAAGTTATTGGTGAAATTGATATAATTAATCGTGATAATGGTTATATAATTCTTGATAAAATTTTTATTCATAAAAATTATAGGGGTAAGGGTTATGCCAATGAAGTAATACAAATTTTATTTAAATATGCCGATAAATTTAATAAAATTATTACCTTAACCCCGGATAATATTTGGGGAGCAAATATGAATAAATTAAAAAGATGGTATCAATCTTTAGGTTTCACGATGAACAAAGGTAGAAATAAAGATTTTACAACAATGCAACTAATGTATAGATTACCAAAAACATTAAATGAGGGATTTAATGGGAATTCTTTTGATAGTTGGTTTAGTGGTTCACAAGTAGTAGATAATGATGATAAACCTTTGGTTGTTTATCATGGCACAAATAAGAAATTTGATAGATTTAATTTAAAAAATGCAGCACAACCAATAATATGGTTTTCTTCGGATAAAAATAAAATAGAACGAGGTGAAGCAGGTGCTGCCGGAACAAGCAGAATTGTTCCAGCTTATTTATCAATAAAGAAAATGGCTGGCTGGAATGAATATGAAAAATATGGGTTGGGTCAACTTTATGAAATGGGATATGATGGGGCAAAACTTGATGATGATTATTTTGTATTTAGTTCAAAACAAATAAAAATATTGAAAAATAAGAATAGTATTAATGTTACAAACTTAATGGATGAAATTAATAAAAATATAAATGAGGCAAGAAAATTAATGAATGTTAAATAATTAATGACCCTTTCCGTATCTTTTGTGGGTTTCCATACTATTTATTGTTATGAGAAATAATTGGAGTGATATTGAAATTAATATACTTAAAATATATTATCCAAATACTAATGATATTAACATTGTTAAATATTTTAATGGAAGAACGTTAACATCAATTAAAATTAAAGCAAAAAGATTGAAAATTTATCGTAATGATAAAATTAAAAAATGTAATCGTAGTAATGGTAGCGTTGGTATTAAAAATGGTATGTATGGAAAATCTTCTAAATTAAAAGGTAAAACATATGATGAATATTATGGTAATGAAAAATCCAAAATAATTAAAGATAAATTATCTAATAATAATATTGGTAAAATTGGTTCATTTGGTAGTAAAAATGGTATGTATAAAAAAATACCGTATAATAAAGGTATTTCACCAAGTAATGAAATTAAAAATAAAATAAAAAGTGGTATTAATAATTATTGGAATAATTTAAATAAATTTGAATTAAAAAAAAGAAAAGATAAATTAAGGGAAGATTGGATCATAAAAAGAAAGAAATATTCTGAGATTGATACAATACCTGAAATAATAACTGAAAATATTTTATTAAAATTAAAAATTAAATATCAAAAAAAAATAAATATTGGATATTATAATTGTGATTTTGTAGTCAATAATATTATTATTGAAGTACAAGGAGATTATTGGCATGGTAATCCAAAATTTTATAATTCATTTGATAAAATACAAGAAAAAAATATTAATAGAGATAAAAGAAAATTAAAATTCTTACAATCAAAGGGATATTTGACATTATATTTATGGGAAAATGATTTAAAACATAATGTTGATTATTGTGAAAACCAACTAATAAAACATTTTTATGAGTAAAATAGAAAATTTTAGAAATGTGTTAATAAATAAACCATTTATTAAATCAATAATTAATGATTTGAGAGGTGAATGTTATGCTGTAGGGGGGGTTGTTCGTGATTTAATACTAAATAAACCAAATAAAGATATTGATTTAGTTATTAGAAATGTTCCGATTGATAAACTAATTTTACAATTACAAAAATTTGGTAAGGTTGATGTCGTTGGTAAATCATTTGGTGTTATTAAATTTATTGATTCTGATGGTATTGAATATGATTTAGCACTTCCAAGAACAGAAAAAAAAAATAATTTGGGGGGATATAGGGGATTTAATGTTCAAAGTGATCCAAATTTATCTGTTGATGACGAACTTTTCAGAAGAGATGCAAAATTAAATGCTATGGCAATTAATTTAAATACTGGTAAATTTATTGATCCTTTGGGTGGATTAGAAGATATTGAAAAAAAACAAATATCTGCTGCAAATCCGGAAGCATTTAGTGATGATCCATTACGTATGTTAAGAATGGTTGGTTTTGCATCACGTTTTGGTTTTACAATTGAACCAAAAACAATGCAATTAATACAACAGAATGCTCAAAGAATAAAAGAAATTCCCCCGGAAAGGATTTTAACTGAATTTGAGAAAATAGTTAAAAAAGGAAATAAAAGAGTTGGTGCACAATTACTTAAAAATACGGGATTATATAATCAAATTTTTGGTTCTGATTTAAAGCAATCTGTAATAGATAGGAGTCCATTTGAAGATATTAAAACAATGGGTGAATTTATTTATTTATTAATACGGTTAAAATCAGACCCTGCAACATTTTATAAAAATAATTTAAAGGGTGATATTGACACATTTAAAGAAATTAAAGCAATTGATATTGCATATAATAGTAGTGAAAATTCCAATTCAATTAAAGCAAAAGCGGTTGCACACAATATGTATGCGTTATCTCCGCAATCACTTCAAAGTAAAATATTACCAAATATTATTGAAATTGCAGCACAGGAATTGCTTACTGGTAAATATCCTAAAATACTTGGTGATTTAGCAATAAATGGTAATGATTTAACTGAAATAGGTTTTAAAAGTAAAGAAATTGGAAATATGCTTAAATCATTATTATTAAATATATATGCCGATAAAATTAAAAATAATAAAGAAGAACTTTTAAATTTTGCTGAACAAAATAAATCAAGAAGTGGTGAAGTATTTGATGGAATAGCTGTTTATAGTGGTGTAATACTTGATGAAGAATCAAGACAAAAATTAATTAAGGTTTTTAGTAGAATGATACCTAAAGATTGGGAAATAATTACACACCATATGACAATTAAAACTGGTAGACTTGATCCAGATTCTAATGAAAAAAAGGATATTGAAAACAATAAAACAGTTGAATTAAGTGTTCTTGATTATGCAATGGATGATAAAGTAATGGCGGTTGGGGTTAAAGGTTATCCAAGTCAAAATACGAAACCACACATAACTTTGGGAGTTAATAGAAATGATGATGGTAAACCAGCAATGTCAAATAATTTAACTAATTGGAAACCACTTGGTTTTCCATTAAAATTAACTGGAAAAGTTCGAGAAATTGAAGAAGAAATTAAAAATGTAAATGTTATTAACGAAAACGATAACATAAAAATTGAATATGGCTCATTAATGTTAAATTTAAATATTCCTAATTGGATTAGAATAACTTCAATTATTAATAAAAATGATATTTATAATGAAGAAGGTTTTGGAATTGAAAACGAACCACATTTAACAATTTTATATGGTTTTCATAATAATGTTACTGCGAATGATGTTTTTGATTTATATAAATCAGTAACTAAACTAAAACCAATTAAAATAATAACAACAGGTATTTCAAGTTTTGAAAATAATGAGTTTGATGTTGTAAAATTAGATGTTGAAGTTACTAATTTTTTAAAATTATTAAATAAAAATATGAGGGAATTTCCAAACACTAATGAATTTAATGAATATAATCCACATGTTACAATTAGTTATGTAAAAAAGGGTTGTGGGAAAAAATATAATAAAGTATTTAAAAATAAAATAAATTTAATTGGTGATGAATTAGTTTTTTCAACAAAAAAAAATAAACAAAAAAAAATAAAATTGAATAAAGAAAAGGAATAAAAAATTATAATAATGAGATTAGTTGCTTTCGACTTTGATAAAACATTAATTAATTCTCCTTTGGAAGATGAAGGTAAAGAAATATGGCTTGAAAAAACCGGAAATTCATATCCATATAAAGGATGGTGGGGAAGACCTGAAAGTTTAGACATTAATGTTTTTAATATTAAACCATTTCCAAGCATATATAAACAATATAAAAAGGAAATTTCTACACCAGATACTTATGTAATCATTCTTACATCAAGAATAGAAAAATTACGACCACAAATTGAAGCAATTTTAAATAAAAATGATATACATGTCAATGAAATTGATATGTTTAATGATAAATTAACAAAAGGTCAAAGAATTCTTGAATATCTTAAAAAATTTCCAGATTTAATTGAGATTAATGTATATGAAGATCGTCAAAGTGATATAGTTGCTTTAAAAAGTATTAGAAATCAAATTCCAGAAAATATTACATATAATATTTATTATGCAAGTAATGGTAATTTAGTATTATTAGAATCAACTTCTAAAATAAATAATATTGTTAAAGAAGAAATTGAAAAATTTATAAATAACGATAATTATATATATCATGGTACACATATCGGTGCAGGTTTTCATATACAACGTGATGGTAAAATGAAATTATTTAATGAACCATATATTTCGTTTACCAGTGATCCAAATGTTGCAAAATATTATGCTAATATGAAAGGCGGTTCTTCTGGAAGAAATATTATTTTAAGAACAAACTTAACTAAGGATTTTCAAGAATCTCCAAAATATGAAAAAAATAATGGACATGAATGGATAACTACAAAAGAAATACCTGTTGATGAATTGGAAATAAATAGTAAATATGGTTGGATTCCATTAAATAATTGGGATTTTATTGACAATAATATTAAAAAATAAAATATTAGTATTTATAGAAAAATATTCCAATGATAGATATGAGATATAAACCACGTTTTTTGCCACAAGTTAGTGCACCATATACAATCATGTTGCAAAAACTTGATGATGATGGTGTGGATTATGATATCGTTGAAATTGATCCAAACGAATTAGAACCATTACAAGGAATTACTTTTTCGGATGAAGTTGAAAATGTAAATCTTAATGATATGAATCCAATTTGGATGTCAAACAATAATAAAGTTCTTGATGGTCATCATAGAATGGTTCGTGGATTACTTGATAATAAAAAATTAAAAGCAATTCGAATTAATTTAAACGAAAAAGATGCTGCCAGAGTTTTAAATAAAATCCATGATATTTATGAGTATGAACAAGCACATGGGATGGAAGAAACTACTAATGATGAAGTAATTAATGATGAAAATCAGGCAAGTGCGGGTGTAAGTCAAAGCGAATTTCTTGCTTCACTTGAAGAAGATAATATGACAATTCAACAAGAAAAATCTGAAGGAAATGAAAAAACAATTATAGCCTATCGAAAAGAACCGATAAAGAAAAATTCAGTTGTTGGTAATTTTTTTACATTAAATCCAATTGATGGTTTTACTAAATATCAAATAGATTTTGATAATTTATTAGATACAAATGAATTGGGTGTAACATATAAAGATGGTCAACAACCAGTAGATATTTTAGCTAAAATATGGTTTCCACACATAAATTTTGAAAAAATAAGTAGTCAATATAATACCGATTCAAATAATATTAAAAGTAAAGCTATTGCTGAAAAAGCAATGAAACTTGGTTATGATGGTGTTAAATATGGCGATAAAATAATACAAGGATTAAAATAATTAAAGATATGAGTACATATAGAATTACAAATATAACTAATCTTGCCGGAAAACGTGATTTTAAATATAATTCAGTTTTGGATATTAATTATGTTGATGGTATGATGAAAAAAATTAAGAAAGTTAAACCGGGAGATACAATGTTTTTAACCGTTTCAACGCTACCACTTTCAATTCATAGATTAAGGGTTAAAGGTTTAATTACTGTAATTGAAGTGGGATCGAAAGAATTGGATAATGAATTGATTGGAAAAAATTTTTCAATTCCAACAAAAAATGAAGAAGTTCTTGAACAAAAATCCGAAACAAAAAAACATATTAAAAAAAAGGTAATTAAATAAGAGTAACATAATTTTTTATAAAAAATGTCAACTAAATGTTGACATTTTTTATTTTCAATAGATAAAAATAATATAATTTTTTAAAAAACCTTTTATCTTTTGTGTTTTTCATTTACTTTTATGTATTTATAATTAATTACAAAAAAATATAATATTTTATAAATGGTAAATGAATTAGATATTATTGATGATTTTAAAAATGGATTTAACATTTCTGCATTGGAATCAAAATATGGTGGAAGAAGAAAAACATTACGTAAGATATTATTTAAAAATAATTTAATTGATTCGATTGAACCAGTTAGAAAATGTTATTTTAATGGTGGCAATAAAGACGATATTAAAAATAAAGTATTAATAAAATATAAAAATGAAAAAAATCTAAAAATTTTAAGTGATGAATTTAAAATACCCATAATGTCAATATACAATTTTTTAAGAAAAGAGGATGTTTTTAATTCTGAATATGGAAAACAATTACATCATAATAAAGTAAGAAAATATTCATTAAATGAACAATATTTTGACAATATTGATTGTGAAGAAAAAGCATATTTTTGGGGAATTTTATATGCTGATGGCAATAATTCAATAAAAAAAACTGAAATAAAATTAAATCTACAAGAAGATGATCATGAAATATTAATTAAATTAAATAATTTATTACAACCAACAAAACCAATCTTATATAAACCAACAAATAGAATCAATTGCAAATCACAATATGCGTTAATTATTAATTCTAAGATTATATCATATAGATTAAATGAATTAGGTATCGTACCAAATAAAACATTTAAAGTAGAATATCCTACATGGTTAAATAATGATTTAAATAGACATTTTATTAGAGGATATTTTGATGGTGATGGTTGCGTTACATTTAATAAAATTAATAAACAATTATGTATTAGTTTTACTGGAACTGAAAATATGATGTTAGGTATACAAAGAATCTTGATGGATCAATTAGATTTTTATAAAACAAAATTAAGTAATAGATATCCAGAAAGAAATAACAACATTAGGTCATTAATGTATTTTGGTAATGGAAATTCCAGAAAATTTTATAATTATTTATATAATAATTCTAAAATATATATGGCAAGAAAGAAAAATAAATTTAATAAACATTTAAAATTAAATTAAATATGGATGGAAAAATAAAGATACTTTTTTATACGTTAGATTCTGCCGGGGTAGCGTATTTTCGTACACTTACTCCAGCAATGGAAATAGAAAGAAATCATAGTGATGAATTTTATGTTGAAATTAACCCACAAATTAATTTTAATGATCCTAAATTTGTTGACTACTTAAAATCATTTCATATTATACATTATCATCGTCAATTTTTGAGTGATAGTAAACAAATGTTAAATTTAGCTAATGAGTTAAGAAAATCTGGAACAATTTTGATCTGTGATATTGATGATTATTGGCAATTACATAAAAAACATCCATTTTATAGTATGAGCCTCGAAAAAAAACTTTATATACCTATTTTGGAAAACTTAAAAATTGCTGATTATGTTACAACCACTACAGATTTATTTGCAAATGAAATTCGTAAAGTAACTGGTAGAGATAATGTTGGAGTATTTTATAATTCAGTTGATCCAACATGGATGAAACAATTTCAGAATAACTGGAAACCAGACCCGGATGGTAGAGTTAGGATAAGTTATATGGCAGGGTCGAGCCATATGGTTGATATTGAACAACTTGAAGGAGTTATGAATGTATTATCAAATGATACTTCATTAAGAGATAAATTTAAAGTAATTATAGCAGGTTGGGATACTGAAGGTAATACTACTGATATTACATTTAATCAGGAGTTTGGAACTGAACTCCAAAAAAGAGGTTTATGGGTATATGAAGTAGTTAAAGCAATTAATAATTCAAGAGGTGATGTGGATAAAATACCTAAATTACCCGCAGATTTAAAAGAAAAATATAGGGGAAAGATTTTTGATTCACAACAGAGAGATATTAAATCAACTGAAAGTGTTTATTATTTATATGAAAATATTTTAACGGATAAACATAGAATGATAAATAATCCTGATTATTACCAATGGTTACATAATTTTGAAAGAAATGTTGATTATCCCAATGAAGGAAATTTTGCACGTAGATGGACACAAAAAGCAAATACTTATGCACAAGTTTTAAATGAAACTGATATTGTACTTGCACCATTGGCTGATAATTCATTTAATAGAATGAAATGTGTTACTGAAGATACTTTAATATCAACCAATAAGGGGATATATAAAATTGGTGATATTGTCAATAATTCTTGTAAGGACATTAAAATAATGCATGAAAATGTTATTAATTTATTTAAATATCCAAATGAAAGGGTAATTAAATTAACAACACATATTGGTGTTGAAATTGAGGGTACTGAGACACATAGAATAATGGTAGGGGGTGAGTGGAAAATGTTAAAAGATTTTGAAATTGGTGATCTTATTAATATTTCTCCTTTTGAAATTGAAACAAAAGAATACCAAAGAATTCATTATCCATTATTATTAAGTAAGAGGATAACTGAAACAACATTAAATAATTCAACTAAACTAATGATGCCGTCAATTGAAATTAATGAGAATTACGGTAGATTTTTTGGATACATGGTTGGTGATGGTCATTTTTCAAAGGGTTATTTAAATATAAGTTGTGATAAAAGACATATAAATGTGGTTCAAGATATTAAAGAACTTGTTGAAAGCATGGGATTAATGCCCATTATATATGAGAAAAAACCGGATAGTCGTTGTATAAATTCATATATTAAAGAGGGTTTTGGTATTGAAGTTAGAATACCATCGAAGCATTTAGCAAATATATGTTATCAAGAGAATTTGAGAGATGAAAAGGGAAAGATTTTTGAAGTACCTCATTTTATATTAAAATCTCCAAAGTCTGTAATACGAGAATTTTTACGTGGATTATTCGAAGCAGACGGAACTGTTAATGCGGAATCATCAAACATGAGTTTATGTACAAAAAGCTTTATTTTAGCCAAACAAGTACAATATTTATTACTTGGGTTTGGGATTGTATCAATCATAGACAAAGCATTGAATAAGAAATATAAAAGATATTACTATTATGTTAAATTGAACCGTGATGCTTCGGATATTTTCTACAGTGAAATTGGGTTTATATCCGAAATTAAGTGTGAAAAATTAAAGAGAATTACCGAAAAATTACATAGTAATAGATTTATGAAACAAAGTTTTAATACTACCATTCTAAATGTTGAATATTCGGTAAAGGATGTTTATGATGTTGAGGTTGAAAATATTCATCAATATAATGGTAATGGTATAATTAATCATAATTCAAATCTTAAGCAAGTTGAATGTTGGACAAGAAAACTTCCTATTGTGTGTTCAGATATTCCACCTTATAATGTACATGGTAGGCATATGGAAAATTGTGTGTTAATCCCTGCTGTAAAAAATGCACATAAATATTGGCAAAAATATTTAAAAAGACTAATTTTAAATCCTGATTTAAGAAAACAAATTGGTGAACAACTTTATGAGGATTTTAAAGAAGACTATAATCTTGCAAATGTTACTAAAAAACGTATAGAGTTTTATAAAGCAGCGGTTGCAAAAACATTGGCAGTAATTTAAAATTAATTTTATGAAAAAAAAAGAAAAAAAGAAACTGAAGAAAGAAAAAAAACAGAAAAAATTTCAAGCTTCTAAAGAAAAAGAATTAAAAAATTTCGTAAGAAAAAAGAAAAAAAAGAAAAAAAAATTCACAAAAAGGTAGAAGAAGCATTTAAAGTTAGAATTGCTACCCAAAATTTTACCGGATTAAAATCTGTTGATCAACCTAAAACGGACAAAATTATTAATAATCTAACTAAATCGGTTATCCTTAATGATAAATTATTGAAAGAAGATGGAAATCGATTGAAAGAACAGCAAGAAAACCATATCAATCAATTATTTGCTGAATTTAGAAATTTAGTTAATAAATATTATGAAGCATTAAATGTTGACATTAATAAACTTAAAAATGAAATTGTTCGTAAAAAATATGAATTAGAAACACTTAATGAACAAATAAAAGTAAAAGAAAAAAAAGCTGAGTTAGTAACTGAATGAAAAAAATCTTAGGAAAAATAATTTTGTGGATTTATATTAAAATTCATAGTTTAATGATTAATCTAAGTATTGCACTTTATAATACTGAAGAAGAAATACTTAAAGCTAATCCAAATGATTTACAAGAAAAGGATAAGAAGACTACAAGAAAACTTCATCGAAATCCATTACTTGAAAAATTTTATGCGGGGCAACGTGATGAGAAGTATGTTCAAGATTATTATGAATTATTAAAAAAAACTGATAATTTTATACGTAAAGCAACTCCATATAAAATGGGAGTTGCTGCAGATAAATACCATATGAATTATGGTCAAAAAGATCAATACGGTAGAAGATATGAACATATGGGTTTTTTTGATGATAAACATAAAAATGCCGGGAAAACATTGGGTGAAGTATTGGTAGCAGAATATAAAGAAAGACGCACAAAAGATGATGAATATGAACTTCTCTATATTTTCAATAATAAACCTGTTGAAACTGGATTAGCTAATATTATAGATGTTGTTGAAAAAACAAAAAAAGAAAAGATTAATTTTGAATATGAAGTACAAGATATTTTTAAAAAATCTAAACAATTCACGTTTCCATTGAAAGTTTTTCATGAAAATATTAACACAATTAATAAAATTGAACAATTAACCGAATTTTTACATATAAAAAAAATTGGTTTTGAATATAGACAGTTAGAATTTTTTATACCATTAAATTTTAAAACTAATGAAGTTCCTGATGATTCAGAAGTGTTTAGAGAACTTATTGATATTAAAAATGTATATATTATAAATGATTATGGTGAATTAATTGGTTTTGGTATAATTAATTTTATTAAAAGAATAAAACATAATAACACCCATGAAGTCTGGAAATTTAAAGGGATTGAAATGGAGACAGTAAAAGTGGGAAGATAAAATTTTATAATATGGGAAATTTTTTAGACGATCTTAAAAAGGCTGTTGAAAAAGGTGAATTTAATTCTGATGCAGCAAAAAAAATAAATGATATTAATGAACTTGCTAATCAAAAAGGTAATGCTGGTGCGTTATTAGAAAAACGCTTAGAAACTGCTGGTATTAAAACTGCTTCTGAAGAAGAAGCTACGTTAGCAAATACTGAGTATGAAAATCAAATGATTATGTTAAAAAAACAAGATGATTATAATAAATTAGTTGTAACACTTATTGAAATTGAAGATATGGTGAAAATGAGTATCAATGATATGTTTTCACACATCATTGAACTTGAAAGTAAATTCGAAAAAGAATTTGAAAATAAAGACCCAATGTTTGTTGATTTATATCAAAAAATTAATGAAATTAAATCTAAATATGATAAATTAAATAACATTTAAATTAAAATTTATGGCAAAATTTGAAAAAGCATCTGATGATGTCGTCAATTTATTTGACGAAATAAAAGAAAAAACCACAATTCCACATTGGATTTCATTTGAAATTCTTTGTAATGTCAAACAAAAAGAACTCTATAAAATTGTTAAAATGAATGATCTTATTGAAACAATTACCGATGGAGTTAATTTTGCTGTTGTTTTTAATGAAGACATTCTTGATCAAATGCCTGATGAACAAAAAGAAATGGCAATTATTGAATGTCTTGCTGGTGTTTCATTTAATGAAAATGATACTGTTTCATTAGAAAAACCAAATTTCAGTACATATCGGGGAGTTCTTGAAAAATATGGACATGATCCGATTATAGTATTACATGAATCAATTAAAAGTCTTTTTGATGCTAAGAAACAAAAAGAAGATGAATTGAAAGCAACAAATAAAGGTAAAAGAGGTAGAAATAGAATTACCAAATAGTATTTAATATTATATAAATATAAATCCCGGCAATTAGTTGTCGGGATTTTTTTGTTTATAAGTATTTATAGAAAAATCTTTTATAATGACATATAATATTAAATTTCCAATTAACGATGATGTTAACGTAAATACTTATTTTGCTTTAAGTAAAATAACTAAAGATGCTTTAACTTCAGATTTATTATTGTTGTTATTAACCCAAAAAGGTGAAAGATATTATGAACCAGATTATGGTACAGATTTATTAAGATTTATTTTTGAACCAAACGATAATTTAGTTGAACCAGATGTTGAACAGGAAATTAAAAGAATAGTTTCATTATATATTCCTGCATTAAGAATCGATAAAATAACTTTCACTACCCTATCGAATGATGATGGTTTACCAATATCTGAAACACAATTAAATGTCAATATTAAATTTACATATTCAGAAGATACATTTACTGAACAAGGAAGTCTTGATTTAAAATTTTAAAATATGTCAAAAAATTTAACAACTGAAGAATTTATAAATAAAGCAAAATTAAAACATAGTAATAAATATAATTTTGATTTTTATCTTCCTAAAAATAATCTATTGATAGAATTTGATGGTCAACAACATTTTAATATAATTAATTATTGGGGAGGTATTGATAGATTTAAAAAACAGGAAATGATTAATGAAATTAAAAATAAATTTGCTAAAAAAAATAAGATAAATTTATTAAGAATTAAGTATAATGAAATTAATAATATCGAAAATATTTTAAATAATAAACTATAATGGGAAATAATATAATTCAATATGGTTCAAGAACATTCGGGGAAATTAGAAATGATTTAATAACATACATTAGACAGACATATCCCGAAGTACTTAGCGATTTTACTGATTCAAGTGTTGGTGCTATACTTATCGATCTCAATGCTGGTATTGGTAACAATTTAGCAATTAATACTGATAGGGCATTTCAAGAAACACAATTAGAATATGCTCAACAAAGAGCATCAATATTAGATATAGCAAAAAATATGGGATTTAATATTCCAGCACGAAGACCATCAGTAACTATTATTGATTTTACTATAAATGTTCCGGTGCTTGGAGATAGACCCGATCCATCATATTTTCCAAAATTAGCTGTTGGAGCACAAGTTGTTGGAGGCGGTAAAACTTTTGAAACTCAAGAAATTATTGATTGGAGTTCTTCAGTTAGTAATCTTGGTGATCCTAATCGTTCAATTATACCTAATTTAGATTCAGATGGTGTTATTCAAAACTATAGTATTACTAAAAGAGAAGTTGTTATAAATGGTGTAACAAGTATCTATAAAAGAATTATTACAGCAAATGATGTAATACCTTTTCTTTCAATTATTTTACCTGATCCTAATGTTATTGAAATTGAAAGTGTAATATTATTAGAAGGTACAAATTGGTCATCAAATCCAGATTCAAGTTATTTTAATAATGATGATTATAGATTTTATGAAGTAGATTATTTAGCACAACAAAGAGTTTTTATTGAAAACACCAATAGTTCAGCAATTAATGAATCAGGAGTTAAAGCAGCTAAATGGATTGATGTTACAAAAAAATTTATAAAAGAATTTACACCTAATGGATTTTGTAAACTAATATTTGGTTCTGGTGATGCAGATGTTAATGCATTTCAGAATGGATTATTAAAAGAAGGTGTTAGTAATCGTGGATTTCTTGATAATTTTTTAAATAATACTGCCTTGGGAGAAAGACTTAAAGCAGGATACACATTGTTTATAAAATATAGAACTGGTGGTGGAAGTAGTTCCAATATTGGTGCAAGAGTATTAACTCAACTTGGTAGTTATAATTTAATTGTTATTGGTTCACGTTCAGAATTTAATCAAGCAGTACAAAGAAGTATTAAAGTAAATAATCCAATTCCAGCAATTGGTGGAAATGATGGATTAAGTATTGAACAAATAAGACAATTAACAAAATATAATTTTGGAAGTCAAAATAGAGATGTTACACTTACAGATTATTTATTGCAACTTTATAAAATGCCCGGAAAATTTGGTTCACCATTTCGTGCAAATGCATTTAGAGAAAATAATAAAATTATAATTTCATTACTTGGTTTAGGATCAGATGGTAAATTATCAAATATGAGCAATACATTATTGAAAGAAAATATTGCAGAATATCTTAGTCAATTTCGAATGGTTAATGATTTTATTGAAATTAAAGACGGTAAAATTTTTAATCTTGCTTTTGATGTTGATGTTTATGTTGATAATATTACTGATAATCAAATTGCTAATAATATAATTATACTTATTAAAGATTATTTTAATATTAATAATTATGAAATGAATCAGGATGTTTTTCTTGGTAAACTTCAAAGACAGATTTTAGAAGCTAATGGTGTTATAAATGTTATTAGTATTAAGTCTTATAATAAAGTTGGGGGTCAATATTCAAATAATGTTATATCTCAAACAATTGCAAATGCTTCAACTGGTGAAATTAGTCTTATAAATAATACTATTTATTCTGTTAAAGATTCAATGTTTGAAATTAGATATCCTGAAAAAGATATTAAAGTATATTTAAGAAAGAATATTGGATAATGGAAGTATTAAAAAAAAACATAAAATTATTAATGACAACTGGTATAACAACCAATTGTAATAAAGATTGTTTTATATTTATACCTGATCTAACTGTTAATTATAACATTAAATTTGGTTTAACTCAAGAAGCTCATGATTTTGGGTTTTTTGATGCATATATTCCTGAAACCGGAATTACTTCACAATTAGGGGTGGAAATTGGAAATGAAGAATAGTGTATTTTATTAATATCTGGTGGAATAAGAGCACCATTATAATTAACATTAAAATAAAAAAATGATAGTAAGTGGAACATCATATAGTAGATTGAGCGAATTGGAAACATATAAAGTAAATCCTACATATTTAACAAAATATATTTCTGGTGGATCAATAAGTAAAGATGGTTTAGATTATACTAAATCTATTGAAAATGCTTATTATATATATTATATTGGTGGAATAAGATATGTTGATACCATTATTAATCAAAATACTACAACTACTATATATAGTTTTACAACATATGGTACAAATAGTCCCAATTTTATTAATGTACCAATGTTTAAAAATCCAAATAAGGAAAGAATAATTAGCAATCCAAAAATTGATGATGATGTATTTATAATTAGACAAGAAATATCGGCATTTGATAAAAATTATAAATTAGAATTTATTAGAAGTCTTGTAGATTTAGAAACATATGCTGGTGGAAATTTTTTTAATATCATAAAAAATAGTTAAATATGGCAAACCAATATAATAGAAAAGAATATAAAAAATCAGAAATTAATGAAATAATTTCATTATATCAATCTGGTGTTTCATTTTCTAAAAGAACAAAATGTTCAATAAATAAAGAAGAATTAATAAATATATAAAAATGGCTATTTCTACTTATGGTGTTGTTCGTCCCGCAGATGTAAATATTAATGATATTGATATTTATTATAATTATACCCCTGATAGACAAACATCTAATGATAATATATTTAAAATTGAATCACCAAGTGATTTATTATCTTATTGTTATTTACCTGATACTGAACAAGTATTGGGTTTTGAAAATTTATTAGAGGGTCTATATAATTTAAGATTACCTGCATCAACATTCAATCAATTAGGTATTTATACAATTTATATAAAACCTAAAGTATTTTCTATTGAAATTATTGATTGTAGTGTTTTATCCGCATTACCGTCAGTAAAGGGAATTGTGGTTAATGTTAATGATTTACCCGAAACAGCAAAAGCAAATAATGCATTACAGGGTTATCGTATTGAATATATAAATTCTGATGGAACTAAACTTCGAAATGTTGTTCGATATATAGTAACATCAAATAAAGTAATTGCAGTTAGTGAAAATATTGGTAATACAAGTCAAAAATCACAAAGATATCGTTTTGATGATTCTGGTTCGTTAATGTTTTTACAATTAACACCAAGTAGTTCATCAGATGTTAAACCAAATACTTTTCCATTTATTGGAACTCCGGGGCAAGTAATGTTATTATCAAACACCTTTTTTACTCCATTAACATTGGAAATTGAATTAGTTGAAAATACTATTGATACTTTGACAGAAATTATTGCAGGTGAAGAAATTAAAGACGTTCAAAAAGGTATTTTAACACATTATGATAAAAATAGAGTAATAACAAAACAGTTTAACTTATATGAAGTAAAAGAAGATACTATTGATGTACCGCTTTACGAAGTTAAAGAAAAGAGAATAAATATAGACGATACACAAAACTTTGACGACATTACAAGTGAAGTACAATAAATTAAAATAATGGATGAAATATTTCCTTTAGTTAGTTGTCTGATGGTTACCAGAGCAGCTAATATGAAAATTATAGATAATGCATTATATTCATATATTAATCAAACGTATAAAAATAAGGAACTTATAATCATCACTGATTGTGAATCTAAAAATTTGGATGATCTGAAAATACTTTTAAATGATTATTCAGATGAAAATATCAAACTTATTTATTTAAAAGAAAAATTAAAAATGGGTGCATTAAGAAACGTATCTATTGATAATGCTTCTGGTGAATATTGTATTCAATGGGATGATGATGATTTATATCATGAAGAAAGAATTGAAAGACAATATTTAGAATTAATTAGTGGTGATTATGATTATTGCTTACTTAAAGAATTTACGATGTATTTTTATAATACACATTTATTGTCAACAAACAGATGGTATGATGATTTCATATCAGGATTGCCACCATCAATTATGTTTCGAAAAAATATGAAATATAGATATCCTGATAATATTCAGTTTAGTGAGGATATTGTAATAGGTAATCAACTAAATTTAAAATATTCAATACTTTCTGATTTACCATATTTATATGTTTATACATATCATGGTTATAATTCATTTGAATATCAACATTATTTAAAATTATATAGAGAAACAAAAATAAATTTTAATGAAGAAATTATTGAAAAAATAATATCTTTACTTAACTATAAAAATCTTGATTATAGGTTTTAAATTTTAAAATAATGGATGAAATATTTCCTTTAGTTAGTTGTCTGATGGTTACCAGAGCAGCTAATATGAAAATTATTGATGGTGCATTATATTCATATATTAATCAAACATATAAAAATAAGGAACTTATAATTGTACCTGATTGTGATGTAAAAAATTTAGATAATTTGAAACGTCATTTAGATAATTATAAAGACGAAAACATTAAATTAGTAGAATTAAAAGAAAAATTAATGTTGGGTTCATTAAGAAACGTATCTATTGATAATGCTTCTGGTGAATATTGTATTCAATGGGATGATGATGATTTATACCATGAAAGAAGAATTGAAATGCAATATCAAGAAATTATTAGTGGTGATTATGATTATTGCTTACTTAAAAATTTTATGATGTATTTTTATAATACATATTTATTATCAATAAACAGATGGTATGATGATAAGTTAGGTGGTCAACCACCATCAATTTTATTTAAAAAAGATATTAATTTTCGATATCCAAAAATTCCACTTCATGAAGATATTGCAATAGTAGAACGTACTGATTTGAAAAGATGTATACTTGACGATAAACCATATTTATATATTTATACATATCATGGAAATAATTGTTATGATTATCAACACTATCTTAGTTTATATTCTGCAACAAAAATGACATTTGATATTGAAATTCTTGATCAGATTACTCCCTTACTTGATTATATATGTCTTAATTACAGATTTTAATTATAACACACCAATCTTTTTTGTTTTATTGTATTTATATGAAACATTAAAATTGTGGGAAAAGTAAAAGTTGTAAATAACAATCTTAATTCGAATTTAAACGGTACAAATTTTAATAATACTCCTTCTGAAACAATATTTTCATTTGGTAGGTTTTCGGTTACTTCGAATTTTGATAAAAGAGAACATGTTGATTATTCCACACAGTTAAGCACATTTGTTAATCCTGTTACTTTAGAAACTATGGGTATTTCAGATATACAATCTGAAATTTTATACAACTATTCAACTAATGCTGTTTTAAACCTTGATAAATCTGATTTAAAAACTTTTGTTAAATTTGGTTCAGCATATGAATTTTTAAGAGTATCGATTGAAAACATTATTTTAAAATATCCCGGAAGTTTATTTTTAAGTTCAAAAGTTGCACAATTTGGAAATTATACAATTAGTGATTTTTCGTATGATTTAGTAACAAATACATCAATATTTAAAATTCCAATTAATAGTATTATTAATAAATTCAATTTAATTTATAATTATGTTAATTTAACTGGTACTACCAACGAATCAAAAGATTTAAATATTTCATATAATAATTATATAGTATGGTCATCAATTGATTCAGAAAATAATAATCATACAGTAATTGGTTATACTGGAAATACTTCTGGACAACAATATTTAACTGTTAAAGTAATTGGAAATCCATTTCCAACCATTACTGGCACAACTGGTTATATTGATTTTCATATTAAACCAAATAGTAATATTTTTGAAGAATTTAGAGCACAATTAAATGAATATGAAAAATATTTAATTTCTCAAAGGAATGGTGTAACTGGTTTTAAATGTACAATGAAAGACCCAACGTTGCTTGATGATGGAAACGTTGTATATGTTGATACTACCATTTTATGGACAACTGCTGATCAATATAATATTGATATAGATACACCAAATTATAGAAAATTTTTAGAAATTATTCTAACTATTGGTAGTAAATATGATTCGATTAAAACTGATTTAATTGCCAGATTTTTAACACCTCAATCAATTAAAACATATGATCTTACTGATCGTGGAAAAGTAACTAAATTATTAAGAATATATGGTAGAGAATTTGATGAATTAAGACAATTTATTGATTCTCTTGTTTATATTAATAAAGTTACATATAATAAAATTAATAATGCTCCAGATCAAATTATAAAAAATCTTGCAAAAACATTTGGGTGGGATCATTTTTCATTGGTTAATGAAACTGAATTAGTTGATAGTATTTTATCTATTGATGATCAAGAAAGAAATTTAAATACTGATTTAATTCCAGTAGAAATTGATATTGAACTTTGGCGAAGAATTATAATTAATACGAGTTATTTTTGGAAAAGTAAAGGTACTCGTGAAGCAATAAAATCAATATTTTTAATAATAGGTATACCCGAACCGTTTATTAATATTACAGAATATATTTATACTGTTGAAGGTAAAATAAATCCAAATACTGTTCCTTTAACTACAACCGATTTTCCTTCAAATTCATTACCTTATGATACTGAAGGATATCCAATTGCACCAATAGAAACGAATAATTTTTATTTTCAAATGTCCGGGAATACCGATAGTGGTCAAGCATATCTTGATGTATTTCGTTTAGCTGGTTTTAATTTACTTCAGACTATTGATAATAAAAAATCATGGATACAAACTGGTGCAACAATAAGACAACACTATTTAACTCCACAGTATTATCAAGAAGATAGTAAATTAGTTATTAATACTAAAGAGATTGATGTTTCTTTAGATGTTGCACGTGGTATTGAATATGATGTATATCAATACATAAAAAATGTTGATTTTCCAGCAAATTCTGCAGGATATGTACTTTCATATAATTATGTTAATATTTCTTTGGGTGTAGGTACACAACAAAATACGTTCACAATTCCTTTTAAATCTGAAGGAGATATTGAAGTTCGTTTTAATGGAATATTATTAAATGCTCCTAAAACCGGAACGACCACAGGAATAACTTATCAAGCCGATTATATGATTTCTGGTAATTCAATTGTTTTAGCGAATGGTATATATGCCAGAAATGTTGGAAATCGTAGGGATGTTGTGCAAATAACCCAATTATATACTGGTTCAACAGCAACTCCATTGTCTGGAATTACTGTACAGTATATGGTCACAAGAATTAATGCAAGTATGTCAGGTACTGTTATTCCATTACCAACATATGCAAGTGGTGATGTACAACTAACTGTTAATGGTATTTCACTTACAAAAGGAACTGGTCAATTTAATGCAGATTATATTGTTGATCCAAATAATACTAATCAACTTATTATTCAAAATCCGGAAGTTATTTCGTACTTAGCTGTTAATCCAATGATTCAAGTCGCTTATGTGACTGTTAGTGGTAATACAACCATTGCTGCAAGAAGTGAAGTTTTAAGAATTGATAGTTTTAATAGTGGAAAAATATATTATAATAATTCTGCAAATAAATATGTTTATAAATTAAATTATAAACTTAATAATGCCAACGAAGTTAAGATTTTAATTGATGGTATTGGATTAGAACCAAATACTGACTATACTTTAAATACAGGGAATCCATATGAAATTTATTTACCAAGAGGATTAAAATACGGGAGTGTAATTAGTGCATATTATCTTATTGGTGGTACAGATTACTTTGCTCCGGTAATTGGAGAAAGTTTTGGTATTGGCGATATTAGTCAATTATCATTTCTTGAATTTCTTATATTAATGGAACAGAGAATGATAAATGCAACAAATAGGAAAACTGTTACCGATAGTAAAGGTGGTTGGTATCCAACATTATTAAGAGTATATATTGATTATCTTAATAGATCAAAACTTCCATTAAGTGATTCATTACATTCAAATGGTTATACTTTTGAAAATTTATATCCATTTTTAAGTAAATATAATGCGTTCTTTCAAAGATTTATTGATCAATTATTATCAGCAACTATCATTCTAAGAAAATCTGGTTTGCTGGTTAGAAATAGTATATTTACTAAACAAAAATTTACATACAAACGTGGTGTTAATATGGGTGCTATTGTTAGTCGCACTTCAGATGGATATACTGTTTTTGAAGAAGATTCAAATTTATTTTATTTTGGTGACGATGGTAGCATATTTTTAAAAAGACCATTATCTAAAAATATTGAATGGACTGAAGATAATGTTAAAATTGTTAATTTATGTACAAATTTTATTGTAAGTGGAATTACAATTACATATCCTGTAACAACAACCACAACAACTGCTACACCGTTTAGTTCAACAATTATGTTGTATCAAACGAATTTTATACAAAACTCAATTAATTCAAATAAAGGAATATATAGATTGGTGGAATATAATCTAAGATTTAATCCAGACATACCGCCTTCATATGCAGTTACATTTAATCTTAATTTTGAAATTATATTAAGTGGATTAACAAATCCAACATATGGTGAACATACTGCAAAAATAACAATTCGTAAAAATTCAACTCAAATTGGTAATGTAATTTTATATCAAAATGATGGAACTTATTATTTAACTGGTACTACAGTTACAGTAATTAATAGTGAATCATTATTTATTGTTTTAGAAAATACTGCAACAGCAAATGGAATAAATCCAATTAGTTCAAAAACAATATTAACCCCAATGGTTTCAAACGTTGCACCAAGTATGGGCGAATTTACGATTATTCCACCTTATGTTGAAACAATTCCAATTAATGTACCATAAAAAAATTAAAAATGAAAATATTAGTAGTATTACCGGATCATAGTTACTTCTTATGGCAAATGCTTGTTCAAATTAATAATTTTAGAAAATTTGATATGGAAAATGATGCCATTTTTTTAATTGGAAAAAGATCAATTGAATTAAGTAAAACTCTTATGAAAATTTTAAATGGAAACATAAAAAGTGAATTTCATGTTATAAACGATACCAGAGAAAATCCACAATATTCTTCTTCAATGAGACCTCATATATTAGCCAAATTTTTCGATGAACATCCAGAAATGGAACATCAAACATTTTTATATATTGATCCCGATGTATTATTTACTAAAAAATTTAAAACTGGTAATTTAGAAAAAACAAATACTTGGTATTTAAGTGATACACGTTCATATATTGATAGTCGATACATTAAAAGTAAAAGCGAAACATTGTTTTATGAAATGTGTAATATTGTAAATATTGATCCAAAAATTGTAGAAGATAATGATGAAAATGCAGGTGGTGCTCAATATGTTATGAAAAATGTTAGTACTGATTTTTGGAAAAAAGTTGAATGGGATAGTGAAAATTTATTTATTCATATGATAAATACATCACATAAATATTCACCGGAACATCCAATACAAGCATGGACTGCTGATATGTGGGCAGTTTTATGGAATGCGTGGCTTTTTAAACATGAAACTAAAATAATGAAAAATTTAAATTTTTCATGGGCAACTGACCCAATAGAAAGATGGAATGAAACAACTATTTTTCATAATGCAGGTGCAGTTATAAATAATGGTATTCATTTTTTAAAAACTAAATATCAGGTTTCACCATTTAATAAGGAAATTAAATGTAGTGATGAATATTGTGGATATAATTACCTTAAAGAAATAAAAGAAACTGAAAAAACATTTTCAAAAATATTATTTTAATCATGAAAGATAATGCAAGAAAATACATATTAAAAACAAGTGAAATAATTAGTTGTGGAATTGGAACTAATTATACAAATGTTACTTGTAATAGTTTATTGAATTCATTTACGTTAGATGATGTTAATACATGCTGTATTTGTTGTATCAATACTTCCACATGTGGTTGTGAAGTAATAAATTCATATCCTGCAATTACTACAGAACAATTATCATCATTATCAGTAATTGATTATGATAGAAGAGTTATTGATTTTTTAGATAATTTTCAAATCGAAAGTGAAATAACAAAAGAAAATTTATTTAATAATGCAAGTTATTATAATCCAACATATTATGCTGAACTTAATTTATTAAATTCAGATTTTATTGTTTATAAAATTTTTGATAATGGAATTCGAATAATTAATGCTGGTCAAGCAAATGGTATATTGGAATATAGAGTATCTGGTGTAACGTATAATTCAGGATGGCAAACCAATCCTTCATTTTTTGGTTTAGATTATAATAAAATATATAATTTTGAAATTCGTGATTTTTATAATAATATTGAAATATATAAATATTCAAAATTAGTTTCACTAAATTATATATTGGCAAGTACAACAACAACATTACCAATTAAAACAATTAAACTTACACAAACTGGCACATATAAGAATAATGCTTATTGTAGTAAATATGGTGTGATAACAGTAACACCACCATTAATTGTTGGTGAAACAATAACATTAAATATTCTTGCAAATGCATTAACTATTGGTAATGGTGGATCATCTTCAATATTTTTCAATTGTGATACAACAACTACACCATTTTGTAAAATTAATTCATATGAAGTTGAAAAAGTTGGTGAATTAACTTATTCATATGGTACAACTTTAAAATATACTATTCAAGCTAATTGTGGTACTTATGGTTCACAATCAACAGCTAATTTTTGTTTAAAAACAATTAATGGTTATGGAACATTTACACCAACAATAGATTCTACAAGTTGTTCTGTTAATATAACTGTTAATGTACAACCTTTAAATATTACAATGAGTTTTGGTACTCCAACATCAAAAATTTCAACAACTACTGATTGTGTTATTTGTGGTTCATTTATCATGTCACCAGTAATACCTGCAGGTGAATGTATTAATATTCATTTAACGGGTATTAATCCAGTACAGGGCGGTACATCAACAACTTATATTATTTGTAAACCTTCGGGTGGCATTGAAACACCTATTGTTACATTAAATAGTTCATCATTACAATTTCCAATTGTTAATATGAAATACGGTGATATTATGAAATATTGTATGTTGTTAAATGTTCCAAGTGCAGGATATTGTGCTTCTGGAATATTGAATTTAATTTGTGGTGATGGTTCTATTGGTGTTAATCCTTCAGTAACAATCGCAACAAGTAGTACTTGTTGTTATTGTTCTTGTAGTGATGTAGGTAGTTGTTGTATTAATAAAACGATTAATATTCCCAATGTTCCAATATCCATTGCTCTTTGTGCACTTGCTGGTGGTAATAATAGTGAAAATGGAAATATTACAATTACTCCTGCAATGACATATGCAACACAATATGCAACAGTAATTTATAATCTTACTCAGGCTTCTGTTTGGGGTGGATCAAGTACTTTCACATTAAATTGTAAACCAAAAGGCAGTGCAAATTATGTTCAAAAAATATTACATACGACTACTTCAGTAAATGGTGAAAATAATACAAATACATTTACTGGATCATTTACAATAAATCAGGGTGATGCGTTCACATATTGTACATTAGTTTATGGTAATAATTGTTCATGTAGTGATTTTTGTATGACTTCAGTACTTGGTAGTATTGGAATAATTCCTTCAATTAATTCTACAAAATATAGAAGTTGTCGTAGTCTTTATACTGCTCCGGTTTCGAAAGTAGTTTCACTTTGTAGTATAAATGGTTGTATTGGTTGGGAAGCTGGTTGTTTTTGTATAACACCTGTCATGAGTAATAATTGTCAAAGTATTGATATTTATTATAAACTTACTGAATTTGTTAATAATGGTACAAATACTGTTAATATTTGTTGTGCTTCAAGTAGCTCTGGTTGTTCTATACCTGTTATTAAATGTACACATACTTTAACAAATTCAAACACTTATGGAAATAATTATACTGGTTGTATTAGAGTTTGTTGTGGTGATATATTAACTTATTTTATGTGTACAACTGGACAAGCTGGTTCATGTAATGATTTATGTATTTGTAAATTAACAAGTAGTCCTGATATTACTGCAACAATTTCATCAACATGTTGGAGAAAATGTTACGTAAAATCATAAATTAAAATTAATTGTATTTATGTTAAAGTCTAAATAAAATGGCATTTATTGATAAAAAAGACCCTGTAGTACTTAATATTAAATTAACTTCAAAAGGTAGGGAGTTATTAGCTAAAGGATTATTAAATTTTAAATATTTTATTATTGGTGATAGTGAAATTGATTATGAATTTAATGGTTCAAAAAATGATGATGATTATATTAATCCATTTTATTCAAATATTTTAAGACCTGCAGATAAAAACCCAAATATTATTTCTTTTATAACTAAAAATTTATCTGGTGATAAATACAACACAATTTCAAGTATTCCAGTAACACCAACGAAAATTAGTAACACAATACAACCTCTTGGATTTTTTAATATATCAAATAATAGTACAAATTTTCTTACAGATACTGATCATGTTAAACAACCGGATGTTATGATTGAAATTTCTGGAGTTACTGGTGGAACAATAATTTCTGGTATAACATATAATTTTTTAAAATTAAAAAAATCGCCAACATATGTGGCAAATGTTAATGAACCAACAATTGGTGATTTAATTTTAGTTAAATGGACAAATCCTTATGGAATTAATACTACGGGATATACTGTTAATATAAATAGTCCAACACCATATATAATTTATAAAATTCAGGAAATTGTTTCAGGAAAATTATCTACCGATAATTTAAAAATAATTGTGGATAGAGAATTACCTAATTTTACCGGAATAACTGGTGGTTCAAATACTATTGTTGCAGGTGCATTGATTTATTATAATTATCTTAATTTTACTGGTGAAACAGCGTATACAAATTATTCTACTGATTTTGTTGATGAAAGTGTTTTATCATTTTTACAAAATTGTCAATGTCCAACAATTACTTTTCCATTTTGGAATATGTCAATAATTTATACTGATGAAATTATTGGTGTTCAAAACGACAATAAAACATTTAAAAGTTTTAATTCAAATGCTTATGGTGGTTTTGTGTCTTATATTCAAAATCAAGCAAAAAATGATGTAAATTATAAAAAGAAATTAGGAGTAATTCATTATTCAAATTCTTCACCATCTAATACATATGCTGAAGAATTTTCAATGGTAAATGCAACTAAATTACCAACATTATATTTACCGACAATAATGTGGCATAAATCAACGGGCAGTACAATGGGTTTAATTTTAAAACCAACTGGTTCTGTAAAATTAGTGACAGGTGCTACAACATCATTAAATACACCCTATTACGATTTAGTTGATGAAAGTGGTAATGTTGTCGGTAAAATATTTAACGATCTTAAAATATTTGTTATTGAAGATCAGGAATTATTATTTGCAATGTCATATAAATCAAATAGATCGTGGACATTACCTGATTATACTGTTGGTGTAAATGATAATATTTTAGTTGGTTGTCTTGATTGTACTATTGATTATTTAACTGGTGTTACAATACCTACAAAAATTAGTTATGCTGATGCTAAATTATATATTTCAGGTATTACTGGTACTATTCCTGTAGATGAAGGTGATTCAATATTGATTCTTTCTGTTAGTGGAACAAGTGGATATGTTTATTTCCATCCAATTACTGGAGATACTATAGTAACTGGTTTAACTTCTGGAAATTATGAAATAATGCTTTATGATACGGCTGCTGCTAATTGTCCAGTAAAACTAATTACAATTTTAAATCCAACAAGTTATTTAAATTTTACATCAGTTTTACGTAATCCAATTGATTTAAATCCGGATTTTGGAATTAATTATGTAACTACACCTACAAATATTCGTGTATTATATAATGATATTGGTAAAATTTATGGTAAAGCATTAATAGCTGTTGCACCATATAGTGAAATTTCTGCTGCACCAGTTTCAAGTAGTTCGAGTTGGAAAACATTTCCAACAATTGGTTATGCATCATGGACAACTGAACTTGTTTATAAAAATTCATATTCATTTTATTTACGAGATAGTGGTACTACTGCGGGTACTTTTACTATAAAAAAAGATTATGTTCTAATTCCTAATCCATTTAATTCCGCATTTACGGTATCTGGTCAATTAGTAGATGCTGGTGGTAAATATGTAAGGGTTACCAATTATAAAAATACTGATTATTTAACAATAATTCCATCGGTGGTTATTGCAGAAATTAGTATATATAAATCAAATTCAGTTCCTGTTGTATGGGAAACAGTTGTATCAAGCAATTCTCAAAAAATATATCCTAAAGATGGTGCTGGTATATATAAAATAGCATTGAGAGTAAGAAAAAATAAAATAACACAATTTGTAACTACTTATAGTAATACAATAATAATTACTTAATTATGTCAAGTATTCAATATAAAATTTGTGGTAATAAACCACCATTTCTTGCACAAGTTTGGAACTGTACAGAAACAACAATTATTCAACAAAAAGGTGTTGATTTTTCTGGTACTTGTGTAGTATTTAATGGATTATCTCCAAGTACATGGCATTGTGTAAAAACAATTGATAATATTGGTAAAGTAATTGGTTTTAGTTGCTGTACTTGTGCAGCAATCATTCCTAAAGTTTTAGTTTCAAAAACATTATCATTATATGGTACAGTTTCCAATATTTCAACATCAAGTACTATTGTTGGAACAAGAACACTTAATATAAATCCTGTGTTGGTTGCAAGTGATGATTATTCAGTTAAATTTAATATTATAACTTGTGATAAAGGAAACACTTCAAATCTTGTTAGGTTATATTGTAATGGTACTGCTTTAAGTCCATATTATTTAAACACGAATAATACTTGTTCTCGTACTCTTTCTTTAAATTATGGTGATACTTTAACGTATGATATGGCTACAACATTAACCAATACTTCAACAACTGTTGGTTGTGGTTGTGCAATACTTCAAATTGTTAGTGGTGCAAGTAGTGCATTTCAACCAGTGGTTTCTACAACCGCTTATTGTAAAAAAACATCTCTAACCTTGGCTTCAACAACTACTACTACTACTACTACTACAACTGCTGCCCCATCATTAATATATGTTGGATTTACAATACCACATATTAATATTAATAGTAGTATTGAAAAATCATATTATACAACATTAAAAACATCAAGACCATTAATTGAAGGACAATCATTTAAATTAAAAATAAATTCATTTGCACTTGTTGATGCACATGATGCATTATTTCATAAATCAAGCGCATGTGTAGCATATTATTTAAATACTGTAAAACAAGTATGTGGTGAAGTAGTTAAGATAGTTAATAATTCCGGATATGCCCATTCACCTTTAAATGCAATTTCATATATTACGATAAATAATTGTAATATTAATAATTTTATTTTTTGTGTTAATGCTTGTGGCAATGTTGGAAATACTCAAACTTGTAGTAGTGGAATAATTCAAATTCAAGGAATTTCAGAAATGGTCGGTGGTTGTTTCACATATAATTCAAATTCTCAAGATTATCGTACATTTGTAAAAGCAGAATATAAGAGTGATCCTTTTAATCTTGATGATCCATATCCATCAGGTGCAATACCAACACCAGAATAAAATTAAAATAAATGGCAACAGTAATATATACAATAGCTGGTGGAGTAGCACCCTTTACTGTGGAATTAACACCAAGTTTAATTCCAATTAATACTCATCTTTCAATTGGTACTTTTTCATTTACTAATGTGGAAAATGGGGATTATACACTTGTTATTACAGATTCAAATGAATGTGTGTATGAATATCAACTTACTGTTGATCCTTTTGTTACTACGACCACAACAACAGTAATCCCCGGTAATAATATTATTGTTGGTCAAATACAAGACCCTATATTAATTTTTAATCCTAATTCAACAAATCGAAGTAATCATTATTTTGGTGATACTTTAACAGATACTAATATAACACTTTATTTGTGGTTTAAAACATTAGATGGCAAACCATTAACATCGTCAAAAACCATTAATTATTCAATTAATGCTATTGGTGAAATTCTTAATACTTCAACTACTGGTGCTACAATTGGTTCAGGATATACCGATAATTTTATTGATAATTCTTATTTGGGAGTAACTTTATTGACAACTGGAATTACAGGTGTTTCATTTAATGGTTTGATAAAAATTAGTAGTACTGAATATGAGGGAATTTCATATGCATTTACTGCTATGACTATAACAGGCACAAGTGGTACAGTTTATGTAATTCCTACACAATATACTGGATTATCATATAATGCTAATAGTAAATTTACATATCTTGGAGTTAGTGATGAAATACATACTGAAGTCACTGAATTAATAAGTGGTGCTGCAACTACTATTTATGGTAACATTAAATTTAAAAAAGATTTCATTGAAACATATTTTAAATATAAATATCAAAAAGATTTATTTTTACCAGATTTTCAAATTGATTTGAATGCATCTACTTTATGGCTTTCACCAAATATTCCAATTGTGGATGGAACAAAAATTTATGGTGTAAATTATATTGATAGAGATAATGTAATAATGAAATTTTAACTATTTATAAATAGTATGATAAAAGGATATACAGTATTTTTTAGTTATGTTTTAGAAACGAATTCAGGTTATGGATATAGCACAGCAATTCACTGTAATTACATCAACAGTCTTTATTTGGATTCTATTACAAATAAAGAAGTGAATATTTATTTTAATAATGTTGATGATTTTAAATATTTGTCAAATAATATTAATGGTGGAACTGGATATACCGTAAATAAAATTTATTTATTAATTCAACTTATTAATAATTCAACATATACTAATTTAAATACAATAAAACCAGTTGCTAATGAGTGGAGAAAATACGAAGTAACTGATCAAATTATAGATTATTTTAGTGGTTATACTACAGGAGAATCATTAACACCAACATATTTATGTGGTAGTATTTTTAAAGTTCCAATTTATAAATATAATACAATGTCAATTTATAATTTGGATTATTTAAATTACCCTTCAATTACTCAAGCAGAATTGAAGGGTGTAGATGCTCCACTTTGTTTTGGTGATGAACAATATTTTATTGGAAATGTTTCTGCAGATGCAGAAGCAATAGCATATACAACTGATCTTGCCATTAGTTTACCACTTAATCAATATAATTCCACAACAAATCCAACTTGGGATCATCTTTCTGAGGTATATATAACTGAAATTGGGTTATATGACAGTACTAAAAAATTAGTGGCTATTGGTAAATTAAATGATCCTGTCCCTAAAAATTCAACCATTTCCAGAACAATAGTATTTGGTCTTGATTTTTAATTTAAAATAATCATAAAAATTTATATTTTTTTATAAAAACTTAGTATTTATTATAAATGAAAAATAAAAAAATTTATAATATATATGAAAGATTTACTTATACTTAATGTTGCAAAGCCTAAATCTATTATAATTAATGGTGATTTACACAAAAGATTTAAGGTATTATGTAAAAACAAAAGTTTAAAAATTGGTGGTGTGATTGAAGATTTAATTAGATTATATCTTGAAAACCCCAAAAAAATTCAATTAATGATCGAAGATTCAAAAGAAGTAAAAATAAATTAAAAAAATTACATAAATATTTTATGGAAAAATATATTTGGTCATTAGATATAAGTACAACTAATATTGGTAGTTCATTATGGAATAATAAAGGAAAACTTATTGAATTAAAACATCTTGAATTAAAAACAGATAAAAAAATTACCATTCTAAATCGTGATATTTATAAAGCAGAAATTTTTAGGAAATATGTGTTAGAATATAAAGAACGCATATTGAATGAATTGAATGGTGAAATAATTAATATTATTGTTGAAGAACCATTGGGTGGAAGTAATAATCCATCGACAGCATCATTATTGTTTGGTTTTAATGGTATATGTAGATATATTTTATTTTCAATTTTTGAGATTTATCCATTAAAAATTAGTGTGTATGATTCAAGAAAAACATTTTGTCCTGAATTAATAATTATTACATATAGAAAAGGATTAAAAAAAGAAACATTAACATTTCCACCTAAATATAAAGATAAAAAGAAGTTGTATATATGGGAAAAAGTATGTAAATTAGAACCACAAATTGAATGGTTTTATAAAAAAGATACAAATGAACCCAAAGATATGTGTTTTGATATGAGTGATTCATATTGTGTTGGTTATGCGGGATTAAAACAATTAGAAATTATTAAATGAAATATGTATATTTAATTCAATCATTAGAAAATAGTTATTATAAAATTGGTTTATCTAAACATCCAAACAAAAGAATTAAAGAATTACAAACCGGGAATTCTTCCGAATTAAAATTAATTGAAACATATGAATCTGAATTTGCACACATAATTGAAAAAACATTACAAAGAAGGTATTCACATCTACGTAAGGAAGGTGAGTGGTTTGAAATGTCCATAAGTAATGAAATTTCATTTAAAAATGAATGTAAAAAAATAGAAGAAAATTTAAAATTTTTAAAAAAAAACAATTATGTATTTATATAAAGTCTTGCTTTATTTCGATATATGTTATAAGTTTGATATAAAAATAAAGCATTTAAATTAATTTTATTTATATGACAAAAGAACGAATAGAAAAAGCAGTAGAAATAATAAAATATGCAATCAAAAATAAAATATCAGTTAAAGAAGCGTCAGTTAAATGTGGATATTCTGACACTTATGTAAAAAATGTTAAAAGAAAAATTTATGAAGCACACAATAATGGTGTTCTTAAAGAAGGACTTTTAAATATTTTTAATGAAGCATATAAAGAATATAAAAAGGGTAATGAACCTAACACATTTTTAACTAAAAAAAATTATTCTGAAAATACTAAAACACACAAACCAGAAGACCTTCCTAAAATAATAAAAGGAGAACAAACAACATTTAAAGTTAATGGTAATTCTGCAGATATAGAATGGAAATCTGGTGGAAATTATCCTTCTGATCACGTAAGAACACTTGATCAATTATTAAAAATTTGTGAAGTTGATTTAAATCTTTGGCAAGTAAAAGATTATTTGGTTAATAAATGGGATGTAACAAGTTGGAAAAGTAAATATCCGGAAACACTTCAAAATTTTCAAGTTAAAGCACGTTTAGAAAAAAATATTAAAGTAGCTGAAGCAATAGACGTAATTGGAATGTTCAGGGAAATGGTTGAAAATTACGAACCCCCAATATATGATTGGATGCCTGAAACACCAAAAAGAACTGAAGAAAATAATTTATTAGAAATATCAATATTTGATTTACATATTGGTAAACTTGCTTGGTGTGGGGAAACATACGAAAATTATGACACAAAAATTGCTCGTGAAAGATTTTTAATTGCAATTGGAAATTTATTACATCGATCAAGCGGTTTTGAATTTTCAAGAATTTTATTTCCGGTAGGTAATGATTTTTTTAATTCTGATACAATAACTAATACCACTACAAATGGTACTCCACAGGATGAAGACCTTCGTTGGCAAAAAACATTTAAAATCGGTTGTAAATTACTTGTTGATGCAATTTATCTATTAAAAGAAACGGGTGTTCCTGTTGATGTAGTTGTTATTCCCGGTAATCATGATTTTGAACGTAGTTATTATTTAGGTGAATATTTGGATGCTTGGTTTAGGAATGATCCTGTTATTAACATAGATAATGGTGCATCACCAAGAAAATTCTATCGTTTTGGTGAAGTATTACTTGGATTTACGCATGGTAGTGAAGAAAAAGAAGGATCGTTGCCACTAATAATGGCAAGTGATATTATATCTAAACCTATGTGGAGTGAAACAAAATATCATGAATGGCATCTTGGTCACATTCATAGAAAAAGAAATGTAAACTATAGTGTTACAGATAAAAAAAGAACCTTAAATGAAGATTTAGGGGTTACAGTGAGATATCTTTCAAGTCTTACAGGAACAGAAGAATGGCATCATAAAAAAGGTTTTATTGGAGCAATAAAAGCAGCAGATGCGTTTGTTTGGAATGATAAACTTGGATTAGTAGCACATTTAAATTCAAATTTAATTATAGAGTAAAATGGGACAAAAAAATTTAATTAATTTGGGAAAGGGTAAAAATAAAAATATTGAAAAAAAATTACCCGAAGAAAAAAAAGAATTATCACCTGAAGAAGAGAGAGATTTGAAAGCCAAACAAACCGTTAACGAACTTTTACAGGATGTTAAATTAACACCATCAAAAAAAGATGATGATTTTTTTGAAATGGTAGATGAATCAAATAATAAAGGAAGTGAATGGCTTTCTGAGCAAGTAACAATTTTAACCAAAGAAAATGAAATTCTTCGTCAGAAAATCGAAATTTCGAAAGAAGATTATAAAAGAATTTTTGCGGAATCTCAAGAAATCAAAACTAATTTAGGTATAGTTGATGATAATGTAGTAAAAGCAAAGGTAATTGAATTATTCAACGAATTACAAAATAATTACATTTCGATGGGTATTAATGTAATGGGTGTTGAAAATTTTAGGGTTAGATTTCCAGCCTTTTTAGAAAGAATGATAATGTTCTTTCCATTTTTAAAGGAAAAGAAAAAATATAAAATTTAACTAATGTGAAATAGAATTAAAATTGCTTCAATTGAGTTGGAGCAATTTTTGTTTACATTGATAATTATGGTTGAAGATATAAATTTAATTAAAGAAGTTTTAAATAAAAATTATAAAGCTGAAAAATTATTTTTTGATAAATATAGAAAAATAATTAAAAATTTTTTAAAAAATAAATTTTCAAAAATAGTTATTGATGACATAGATGATTATGTTTCAGATATTTTAATTAAAGTTTATGAAAATCTTAATAAATATAATATTAAATTTAATTTTAAAACATGGGTATTAACCATAGCCAAACATCATATGATTGATGTTTGGAGAAATAATGCTATTACTATACCAATTAATAATATTATTTTAGATGAAAATGATGATGAAAATAATTATTGTACAACAACAGGATGTTTAACCTTTAATGAAAATAGTAGTTTTAGTACATCATGTATTGTAGATTTTGAAAACAATAGTTCAATTTCATATATATCTTCACAATTATCCCCTGAAGATTATACTTTATTAACAATGAAGTATATTCAAGGATATGATTATAATGAAATTGCTCAAGAATTTAATCTTACAAGTAGTACAATTAGCAATAAAGTAAATTATATTAAAACTAAACTAAAAAAAATTAACTTGGAGAGAGATTCATAATTAAATAAGTATTTATAAAAAATATTTATTAATATGAAACAAGGTATTTTAGAATATATTAATCTAAAAAAAGAAATTGCTAAAAGTAAAGAAGGTAGAGATTATATAAAATATATTGTAGTTTCTAATATTAAAAATGAAACGTATAACGTAAAAGATAAACTAAAAGCTCTTGGTTTTAATTGGGATAGAAGAAATTTTAATTGGTATATATTTGGAAATAAATTAACCCATGATATTCTCGATGGGTTAAAACAAATCAATAATGAGTTGAAAACTGATGGTGGACAAACCGAAAATATAGATGAATTTATTTATTCATTAGAATCATTTAGAGAACAAATTAATACTTCATCAGCTACTCCAGAAGTTAAAGTTAATTTAACATCACTTCTTGATCAATATATTGAAGATATAGCAAATGCTACTGATTCAAGAGCAGCAGATGCTGAAATACAAAAATATATTGAATTTTCACATAAATTTCATAATTATAGTTTTTTAAATTCAATATTAATTTATATTCAAGATAATAATGCAACAAAAGTTGCTGGTCGAAAAAAATGGGAAAGTTTAGGTAGACAAGTTATTAATTTAGATAAAAGAATTGTAATTAATTGTTTTAATGAATATTATGTTGATCCTAAAACTGGAAAAAGAATGTCGTATTCATTAGATCAAAAAAAATCAGATAGAGATTATGTTGCAAAAGTAAAGGGAGGTACTGAACCATTTGATAAGAAAAAAATGGATGATATTGAATCAAGAACTAAAATCATAAAAACTGGTTTTAGTGATTGTAGTGTTTATGATGTTGCCAATACAACAGGAGAAGCATTACCAGAAGAACCTACATGGAAAGGCACGTCTGATGATAGTGCAGATTCAATTGCATTATTTAATATTGCTAAAAAAAGTTTAGAAAATTCGGGTATAAAAGTAACTCAAGACCCATCAAAACAAGGTGAAGGAGGTTTGAGTGGAATTGGTTATATAAATATTAGTGCTGGTGAAAAAGGTAGTGGTGCTGCTTCGATAATTTTTCATGAATGGGGACATGAATTACTTCATCATCCTAATAGTAAGTTTCATAGTAGGTCATTAGAATATTTTGAAAAAAAAGGTGAATTAACATATACACAAATTAAACAAATAAAAGAAGTACAGGCAGAAACAATCTCTGCGGTATTATGTAAACATTATGCAATACCTACGAATCAACATCCTACATATATGGCTTTATGGCAAGGACAAGGTGGACTTAAAAGTAAAGAATTGATTAAAGAAAATATTGAAACTATTAGAGAAGTAAGTAATTTTATAATTAAACAAATTGAACTTAATAAAATAGAATTTGATAAGGCTAAAGAACTGGTACAACAACAAAAATAATTAAGACATTTATAAAAATGTCTTAATTATTTGGGACTTTTATTGTACGTTACATAATTTCAATTGTCTTTTTTATAGTTTTAACATCTTTTGATTTAGGAATGTTAATATTTAACACACCATCTTCCATTGTTGCACTAATATTATCAGAATCGGCATTATCAGGTAAAACAAATAATCTTTCATATTTACCAAAATAAGTTTGTTTACGATTATATTTTAAATCTTTTGTTTCTTTACGTTCTGCTTTAATAATTAATTTATCTTTTTCAACATCAATTGATATGTTTTCTTTTTTTACTCCGGCAAGCAACATATTAATTAAATATTCATTATCATTTTCGATAACATCATGTACGGGTGTCTTTGTAGTACTATTGCAACATCTTGATGATGGATTATGAGTAAATAATTTGTCAAAAATATCTGAAATATTTTAATTAATCGCATATATCATTATATGTATGATAATTCTAATGTTTATTTAATGCGTAAAAGAAAAATTTTCCTTTCAATTTTGGAAAATAAAGATTATTTTTACGATATTAATAAATATAGAGTTCAAAAAAAACATAATATTGAATATAAAAACACATATTATAATCAATCATAATTATCTAAAACATTAAGTAATGAGATTGGAATAAAAGAAACAACAATAAGAAGAATGTTGCAAAGAGGATATTCAATATCAAAAATAATTGAAAAACAAAAAATTATTTAAATTAATGAGTATTAAAAAGATATGTCATTTGGGAGATATACATATTCGCAAAACACCCACACGAAATTCAGAATATGAGTTTGTTTTTAAAAATTTAATTAAATCACTTACTGAAAAAAAACCAGATAGAATAGTAATTGTTGGTGATTTAGTGCATGATTACCTTGATTTACAAGGTGAACAATTAATTATGGCAAATAGATTACTTAATGATTTAAGTAAAATTGCCCCTGTAAGAGTTACAAGAGGAAATCATGATTGCCGTAAAAAAAATTTAAAAAGAGTTGATTCAATAAAAGCAATTGTTGAAACACTAAATAATCCTGAAGTTATTTATTATGATAAAACAGGATTTTATGAAGATAAAAATATTAATTGGGCAGTTTGGCATCATGGTGAAATAAAAAATAATCCTTGGAAAAATAAAGAAGGTAAACATATTCTGGAAAATCCGAATCATTTTTTAAATATTGATTTATTTCACGATCCAATCAATGGTTGTAAAGCAGTGAACGGTTTTGATATGAAAAGTAAATCATATTATAAACTTTCAGATTTTAAGGGAGATTTATCATTTTTTGGGGATATTCATAGAATGCAATTTTTAGATGAAACACATACAAAAGCATATTGTGGTTCATTAATCGCACAGGATATTGGAGAAGGTGATGATAATTTTCATGGATATTTATTATGGGACGTAGAAACTAAAACTTCTGAATTAATATCAGTTAAAAATTATCATTCATATAATAATATTAAAATTTCACCATTTACGGACTTTGACGATTTGGATTTTGAAATTCCTAACCCAACACGGGAAATGCATGTTAGATTCATTTGGAACACTCTTCCACAAACGAGAACTAAAGAAAATGAAAGAAAATTAATAAGTTATATAAAATCTAAATATTCTAATTTAATTATTTTACATAAAAATAACTTTATTGAAAGTGAAAATATTGAAATAAATGAAAACGTAACACTTCAAAATATTTCAAGTAAAACTGTTCAGCATGAAATTTTTACGGAATTTTTAGAAAAAATAGGAACAGATGCTAATATTATTAATGATGTAATTACTTTGGATGAAGAAATCCTCAATGAAATTAATATTGATGAAGATGTTAGTATTGAATGGAATATTATTAAATTCGGTGGTATTAATTTTGCGTCTTATGGTCAATTGGATATTGATTGGCGAGATATGGACGGGTTATTTCAAATTACAGGTATTAATACTGCAGGAAAAACAACAATATTAAAATTAATAACATATATTCTTTTTAATAAATCATTAGAAACTGAATCTCGATTAAAATATGGTGATAAACGATTTGTTAATGATAGGAATGGTGCTACATATTGTGAAACATATCTTGTTTTAGAAGCTAATGGTGAATATTTTGGTATTAAAAGAAGAACTGATATTATAAGAAATAAAGAAGGTGAAATTACTGGTGCACCAACAAAATTAAACCATTATATACTTTCTAATCCTGATGAAGAAATGAATGAAAATACTTCATTAGAAAAACTGGATGCAGATAAAAGGATTATTACACAAAATAAACTCGAATCAATTATTGGTGCATATGATGATTTTATGCGTATTGTGATGACAACATCTGATACTCTTAATAAAATATTGTCTAATGATATGGCAATTTTTATTGATTCTTTATTGTCTGATAGTGGTTTAGATATTTTTGATAAAAAATTAGAAGGTTGGAAAATTATAAATAAAAGAATTAATGAAAAATCACGCATTTCTTGTAATATTGAAATTAAAGAAATGGAAATTGCTACTTTTACTGAAGAAATTAATTTATTTGAAAGTAATATATATGATATTGAAATAATAAAATTACCAACTATTCAAAATAAAATTTCTACGGGACGTACATATGTCGAAACATTAACTAAGAAATTATTTAAAATAGACCCCGAAATTTACGATTTAAACGTAGATACGGTTAGAAAGGATATAAGAGTTCATCAAATGAACATAAATGATTACAATGCACGTAAAATAATATTAAATGATATTATTATTCAACTTAAAGAATCTTATAATGAAAAACAACTAATTAAACTAATTGAAAAAAAAGAAGCTCACAAAACCATCGAATATAATAAAAAATTTGAAATTAAAACTATTGAGCAAATTATTCGAGATGAAGAACATGCTATTGAAATAATTAATGGGGAAATTTTTAGATTAAAACAGGATGGGACAAAATTAAAAACTGAAAGACAAAATTTAAAAAATAGTAAAATTTGTAGTCAATGTGGACAAATTATTGATAAAAAAGAACATCAAGATCATATTGCTAATAATATTAAAATAAAAGAAATTGAAATGTTTTCAATTGCTGAAAAAATTAATGAAAAAGAAAAAATTGATAAACAAAATCATTTAAATAAAATCGAAATTAAAAAGGGTGAAATAATTCCAATTCAAAAAAGTATTGAAAATTCGGCACTTGAAATGGAAAATGTATTAAGAGAAATAGGTGAACTTCTGAACGATAAAAATGATGTTGATAAACGTAAAGAATTATCAACAGAATTAAATCAAATACCAATATTGATTCAAAATGAAGAATTGAAAATTAATATACTTCAACAAAAAATAAATAATTACGAAAATAGTTTAAAGCAAATAGAAGAAAATCATAATACTGAAAAAGTTATTACTGCTGCAAAACAAAAATTATTAGTGCTTGAATCTGAAGAATTTAATGAAAAGGAAAATATTTTCATTATGAAAACCAGTGTTGCTGAAAAACAAAAAAAGATTAAAGAAAATGATCAATTAATTATCGATTTTAAAGCACAAGAATATAGAGATTCAGTTATGAATTTATATAAAATGTGTGTTCACCGGGATGGCATTCCAAGACAAATGTTAAGTAATTATATTATCCCAAAAATTAATCTAACACTTGAAAATATATTATCAGTTGCACCATTTAAAGTATGGCTTGATCAAGATGATTTACGACCTAAATTAGTCTATAATAATAGACCAACCTCAATTATTGATTGTATTGGTGGAAGTGGTAAAGAAAGAACATTTTCCAGTGTGGTGTTAAAATTTGCATTAAATCAAATTAATGTGAAAGCCAAGCCAACAATATTTTTACTTGATGAGGTGATGGGTAAATTGGATTTGGAAGGAAGTGTTGAGGAATTTATTGAAATATTACAACTAATTAAATTAAATATGAAAAAGGTATTAATCATTGAACAAGTTCATAATATAGAACCAGACTATTTAATTACTGCACAATTGGATGAAAATGGTATATCATCAATTACTATTGAATAATAATGGTTTTTTTACTATTTATTGTAAAGAAATTAAATACATATGGACATAAAAAAATATGATGAGTTAAGAAAAAAAATAAACACTAAAGATTTTGAAAGTAGAAATAATGGACTTGATAAATGGTTATGGCGTTTTTCTTTTCTTGGTAATATAAGTGCAGTTTTCTTCGCTTATTTTTTGGTATATCCGGCATTATCAAAAACAATTACAATAAATTTTATTTCAGGATTCGGTGGTTTATTAATAGCATTTATTATATCGGTAGCATTTCTTGGGACATTTGAAATAATTAAAAGATATTTTATTAGAAATTTTTCTGATGATTATTTCAGTAATAATAAAAAGATTAATTTTCAGATTGGTGGATGGTTTACATTAGCAGTAGTAATTATTTCAATAAGTTTTTATCTTTCAATTGCTGGATCAAAAAATTTGGCAACAACAAGTATAATAAAAAACGATATAATTGAAACAGAAACCACAACAAACAATAATAAACTTATTACAACATATGAATATAAAAAGCAAACATATGTTAATGATAATGAATTACTTCGAAAAATAAATAATGATTTAAGACAAAAATTAACCGAAACCCCAATAAATTATGTTTCTATACGTAAGGATTATCAAGTAAACATAGACAAAAATATTAAAATTATTGAAGATAATGAACGACAGATTGATAAACTTGATGGGGAATTAATTTCAAAACAAAATGAATTAAATAAAAAATTTTTAAATGCTAAATCAAACCATCAATCTGAAGACATAAAAAATATTTTTTTATTTATAATTATTGTTGTAGTTAATGAAGTTCTTATAATTGGTGGAATCTATTTTAGAGAATATTACGAACATAGATTGTTTGAAATAAATCATCAGAGATTTGAAAAATTATATCAAAAAAAAGATAGATATCTTGCATTATTATCATTTGTTTATGGTGGTGGTAAATTAACCACCGGAGATAGGGTGATAAGTGGTTTAGAATTAAAAAACATTGTTGCAGAAAAAGCAAACATTTCGAATTCAAACAAATTAGTTGAAGAGTTCTTGCAAGATATGGATAGATTAGGTATATTTGTTACTGTTGGAAAAAGAAGAAACATTTCAGCAACATATAGTGAAGCATCAAATATTATTGAGAAATTTGATGATGCTTTTAGGATAATTGAAAATATGAAATAAAATGAGTGACGAAAAAGAAATTGCTGAATTAATTAAAAAAGCATTACTAATAGTAGATGAATTATCGTTTTACGATTTTGATGAAATTGATGATCAAGAAAAATTGGAAAAGTTAATTAAGAAAGCAAAAAATTTAACAAGAAATAAATTATGGAAACTAAAATAAAAGATAAATGGTGCACTTATGGTGCATGGGGTAAAAAATCACCAACATTTATCGGAAAATTACTTGAACAACTTGATAAATCTGGAACAATTTTATATTCAGAATCACAAATGTATCCACCTGAATTATGGGATATGGGTTATGTTGAACTATTTGATACAGTAGAAGAAGCCATAATTTATATGATGAAAAATGATTTTTATAATAGAAGCTTAAATCGTATAAGAGAAAATTTAAGTTTTCCTTCTGATACAAATAATATTGATTGGAACAATTTAAGTAAAATTGAAGAGGAAATAAATGAAAAAAAGATACATGGAATCAAATACTAAATGAGAAAATATAATAAAGAATTTAATGCTGCATATCGTAATCAATGGCTTAATGATATTAGTAATCATATGATTAATGGTAAATTAAAATAAAATAGGATGTTATGAATAAATGGGATGGAAGATTTATTAAATTAGCCGAAGAAGTTAGTTTTTGGAGTAAAGATTTAAGAACTAAAGTTGGTTCAATAATTGTAGATAATGATAATAATCCAATATCTATGGGTTATAACGGGTTTGCCCGAAAAATTAATGATGAAATTAATGAAAGATATTTACCTGAAAATAAATTAAAATGGGTTATTCATAGCGAAGCAAATGCAATAATTAATTGTGCTCGACATAATCAATGTACTGTTAATACAACAATATATGTTACATTATTTCCATGTAGTAATTGTGCTGGTATGATTGTTAATGCTGGTATTAAAAGAGTTGTTTGTAAAAATAAACCAGATTTTGATAATGAAAGATGGGGTGAAAATTGGAAAATATCATTAATGATATTAAATGAAGGTGGAGTAACTATTGATTATTTTAATACATAAATAGAAAATGATAATTGATACTACAACATATGAAGTAAAAGGGGTTAATCTACATAAAACACATTGCATTAAGACACAAATTATAATAGCAATGAGTTTAAGAAAAAATAGTTATCACATAATTAGATTAAAAAACAAAGAATTTGGTAATTCAAAAAAATGGAATACTTACACTATTTCCAGAGACGGAACAATATATCAACATTATGATCCAAAATTCCATACCGATTTTCTTGGTATTAAAGAAGCTGATAAACAATCAATATCAATAGTACTGGAAAATATGGGTTGTTTATTTCGTACTTCAACTAATAAATATATTAATTGGTTGAATGAAGAATGTGATAAAAAAAATGTTGTAGCGTTTGATTATATGGGATATAATTTTTGGGAACAATATTCAAATGAACAAATAGAAAGTACTGTTCAATTATGTAAAAAATTATGTGAAGATTTTAATATTCCTAATACAAGTATGGAATTTTTTCCATATCATAAAGATACAATTAAATTTAAAGGTATTGTTTTCAGAAGTAATCATATTGAAGATAGTAGTGACATAAATCCGCTCTTTAATATTGATAAATTTAATGAAATGTTACATAATGAATTTGTTTAAAGTATTTATAATAAAATTAAGAAAATGTCTAATAATATAAATACTAAAACAACCCCCGATCAAATGAGAGTTTTCATGGGAAGAATGCGTAATGGTAAGTATGAAATTGTTGAATCTGAAGAAAAATCTAAAGATTTAGATATTAGAAGTATGCTTAAAATTACTCGTAATTTAAATGAAGAATTTGATGATCAACATAAAAAATCTTTAAATAAAAAAAATGTTTACGATCAAACAGAAGAAGAAAATAAATTAAAAACATATTTTGATAATATGAGTGTGAGTATTAAATTTATTGAATTGGAAGTTTATGATGATTTAGTTTTTTGGGGAGGTACAATTAATGGTGTAATTCAATTTATATTTAAAGTAACTCCAGATGAGACCACAAGTGGTGTAGAATTTAATTATACTGATGATTTTTCGCCCGATAATCCTGAAAATAATGAAATTATAAAAAAAATTGAAACATATTATGATTCATTTTATAAATATTGGAGAGATAATATAGTACAACAATAAAAATAAAACCCGATTATACATCGGGTTTTTTCATAATTATTAAACTATTTATTATAAAAATTTATAATTATGAAAAATCTATCTGAAATAATTAGTGCTTTTTTTAAGAATATAAAAAGTTATATCATTATTATTATAATTGCAATAATTGTAATACTGATCACAGTTGTTTATTTTCAACACAATAAAATCATTAAATTAAAAAATAATTATGAGACTGAAATTAAATTAAAGGATGCATTAATTGATTCTGTTCACACATATCAAAATAAACAGAATGAATGGGTAACAGAAAAACTTACAATACAGGAAGATATTAAAAATCTTGAAAAAATAAATAATCAATTAACTGCCTCACAAAAAGAATTAATTAAAAGAATTAAAGAAGTAGAAAAAGAAAATTCAATTATTGCTGCAGCACTTATTGAAACAAACGTTATAATTGATTCATTAGAAAAATATAAAATTTATGTTGATACTACAAATAAAAATATTGCATTTAGTGATTCAACAAAAAATCTAAAATATAATATTTGGGTTGGAAAAGTACTTCCGGCATACAGAGATAGTTCACCCACACTAACTTTTAAAGAATTTATATTACCCAATAAACAATTTATTGATTTTCATTGGAAAGATGATAAGAAAAAAGGATATCCAATTGCATTTAGTGTTACAAATACTAATGATTATTTTAAAACCGTAAATATTGATAGTTATGCAATTAAACCAATAAATAAAGAAGTACTTGATCCAAATGGTTGGCAAAAAATTGGAAATTTCTTTATAAAAAATGGTAAAACAGTTGTAGTATTTTCTGTAGGTGCAGTTGGTGGAGCAACAGCATTTTGGATATTAACTAAATAAATATACCCACTAATATGTGAACATATTTTATATTAAGAAAAGTAAATAAATAAAATTATGTATTTTTTATGTATAATTTTAAGTATGTGTTCTTTTAATTAATATCGTTTTTTTGTTTTCAGTAAGTATTTATTATCAAGTAGACATAATATGGATAATAGTGATATTAAGAAAATAGTCAAAGATGAAATTACGAATTTTGTTAGAAATTCTTTGGATATTGAATTAAAAAAAATTCTTAGTAATCTAAATAGTAAATCAAGACATGAATTAGCAGATGCAATGAAAAGAGCAATGGAAAGTGTTGTTAAAACACTGTGGATCAAGAGAGATTTTTGGAAGACAGATATAAAATAATGAACGAAGATATTAAATTTAAGTCAACACTTAAAGAACCAGTAAGTGATCAGTCAAAGAAATTTGAAAAAGATTTTAAAAAAACTATGACACAATATAACCCAACAACGAAATTGAATGAAACTGATACTTTATTAAGTGAAGTAGAGCAATCATTAAAGAAAAAGATTTTTAGTTTGGGTAAAATGGAATCATTAGTTTTTGCTGATCCTAAATTAACTGCGGTTTATAATCAAATGGCTGAAAATGGTGAAGAAAAATATGGATATCATTATAATGAAACTATTCAAAATATGATATTTAATGATTATGTATTAAATAGTCCGAAATATTTACAAAAATATAAAATGGCTATACCGAAAGAAAAGAAAAGAAGAGATAAAAGCGGTATTAATCAATTAAAAAAAGCAGGAGAAATAACTATGGCAAAAACAAATCCAACTCCTAAACCAATTGTTACTGAAAATGATGAATTACCTACTAAAGTAATGTTTTTGGTTAACGATAGAGATCAAAAAAATGCAGATGTTTTTGCATATTTTCCAGAAGAAAATTATGATAATGCTGGTAAATATAAAACTGCTTATTCACATATTGGTCAACACTCTTCTGCAAGTCCAGAATATGCTGCAGAAAGTAGACCAGCATCACCAGAAGAATACGCTGATCTTAAAGCTGAACTTGAAAGTATTGGTTATAATCTTGATGTAGTTAATGGTATTGAAGAAACTACAGGTGCTGGAAGTGCTGGTGCATTTGCTCCTGCAATGGGAATACAAAAAAGATCATTTGCAGAAGAAGAAATTGAAGAATCCACATCAGCAAGTAGTGCTGGTGGTGCTGCTGGATATGTTGGTTATGCAGGTCCTGCTGCTTGGGGTAGTGGTGATTTATTAAAAAAAGGTGAAACAAGTCCAACATTAAAAAAACCAATATGGAAAGGTGGAACAGTTATACAAGAAAGTAATTATTTAATTGATCCATCTGGATTTGAAAAATATATTCATTTATTAAATGAAGTTGATATATCCTATCAAACAAAATTGGAAAAAAAATCCCCAAATAGACAAGAAAAAGATAATACTATTATTAATAAAACTTCTGCATTTACAAGTGATGTGGTAAAAAATTGGAACGATGATGATACTAATCTTGAAATGAATCAATTAAAAACTGGTAATCCGGATAAACCAAATTTTAATACAATGGAAGAAGAAAAGAATCTTAATGAAAAATCTAAATCGAAAACACAACAACGTTTTATGGGTATGGTTCATGCAGTACAAAAAGGTAAATTAAGTCCTGATAAAGTTGGTAATAGTGTTGAAAAAGCTGCTGTAAATATGAGTGATAAAGATGCTGAAGATTTTGCAAGCACTAAACATAAAGGATTACCTGAAAAAATTGATGAAAATTTAGATGCAAAATATTCTCCTGATGAAAATTATAAATTTGTTGTTGAATCAAAATATATTATTGGTTTTCAAGGAAGGGAAGATATTTTATATTTTAAAACTGAAAGCGTTGCATTAAAATTTGTTAATGAAAAACCTAAAACACGAAAATATTTAGGTATTTATAATATTAAAGATGATACATTAACTATGATACAAAATAATGGTAATCCAGACAAATCAAATTTAAGAACAATGGATGAAATTTTAAGTGTACATGATACTGTAGAATATATATCAGATAGAAATGGTGAAAATCCTTTTGAATTACAGGGTTCAAAATGGCAATTTGTAAATGCTAAATATCCCGATGGTAAGATAGATATTGGAGTATACAAGTTTGGTCAGGATTTGGTGTTTGATTATACAAGATGGCGAGAAGAAATGGGATTAGATAAAAATAACAATATTAAAGAAGATACACAAACTATGATACAAAATAATGGAACTTCGATGTCAAACAAAGCACAACCAACTGGTGAACAACCAAGTGGTATGGGTATGGGCATGCAAACAAGTGGTGGATTACAAGAATCCGATCAAATATCAAATCCTGTTAAATGGGTTCAAGCACAAAAAGATGCTGAAGGAATGAATGAACACTACAAAAAATTATTAAAAGAAATAAATAGTGAGTTGGAAGCATTTTCAATTCATCAAAATAAATTAATGAAAATGAGTGAAGATAGAAAACCATCGTCATTGGTACTTAAAGATCGACTTGGTGATGATAATAAGAAAAATTTTAAATCAGATTTACAACAAAGCGGTACTAAAGAAGTAATTGATGTTGAAAAAGAATTACAATATAATGACCAACAAACCGATGTAGGTGATAATCCACAAAAATTGGGTCAAGATATTGAAAATAAACTTTTATTAAACACAAAAGGTGATGCATTATTAAATGTAGGTGATTCTGATAATGATAAGGGTGATGAAATACCAAAACGTAATTTCACTACTGAAGAACAACATGAAGTTGATATGATGCGTCAGGGTCAACAAGATTTGATTTTTGATAATAAACCAAGTAAAAGGTTTGAAGATCGTATGAAAGCTGATATGGGTGATGCAATGTATAAAATCAGACAAGAAAAAATGAAATACAAAGCAAAAGCACCAATGTATAATAAAGAAGAACAACCTATAGCTGATACTGCAGTTAATAAAGTACAATTTGATAAAGAAAAATCTGGCTGGAATGAAAGAGAAGGTTTAGCTGAAACTATGATCACTGGTAGATTTATTGATTTATTGGGTAAAAAATATGTGAAGGATTTTAGGTTAAATGAAGCTAAAGAACTAAAAACTTCAACTGGAACTGCTAATCAAACAGGATTATTTGAATTAGATTTTACTGGATTTGGTAATAAATATAAAGGTAAAACAGAAAATAAAAAAGTTCTTATTAATGAAGGTATTGAAGCAGTATTATCCGAAAATAAATTTTATACTGATGGTATTAATGTTTTTGTTTTAAAGAATCCTGTTCAAAAATTAAACGAAAATGAACATAAATTTGAAAAACAACCAATAAATGAACAAGTAAATAAAATGAAACACTTACTTGGTTATAAACCAAATGAGTTTGTGAATACAACTAATGTAAAGAAAAATCGTGGATTTTAAAAAAAATATAATTACCAGTGATCAATTTTTGAAAGCATATAATAATCATTTACCAAGTGGTTGGATTAAATTTGCATATAAGTATTTTTCAACCGAAACAGTTAATAAAAATATGAAGTTAAAAAATAGTGTAGTATATATATTAATAAGTTTTTTTATAATTGGTTTTATTGGAACAATTTTGAAAGCACCAAGGATAGTAATTGGAATTGCAACAATATCTTATTCAATAATTTTAGCTGTTTTAGTATTATATTTATTTAGTGTAGTAAAATTAAATAATCTCAGAATAAAAAAAATTAGAAATGAACTTGGTGGAATTTCTGCTGAAGAATATAATAAGTTAGTTGAAATGTATTCATAATAAAATTTTTAGTAAATATTAAAAGTATCAATTATTTGATACTTTTTTTTTATCTATTAGTCTGTATTTATAGAAAAAAGTTAAAAATTATGTTATTCAGTATAAATAAATTTTCGTTGGGTTTGTTGAAAGATACTCTTTCATATGCATCCATCCAAAAAGATAATGACGCATTTGAATTAATTCAAAACATTAAATTAAATATTAATGATATTATTCAGGTTGATTTTCCTGATAATCAATATTATAAAGAACAAACAAATAAAAACCAAATAGTTTTACATCATACTGTTTCTGGACAAGGTGTTGATGGGGATATTGCATATTGGAGAAGTACGGTAGAAAGAATCGGAACAGCAATTATTGTTGGTTGGGATGGTAAAATATATCAATGTTTCAGTACTAAATATTGGGCACATCATTTAGGAACACATGCCGTAAATAATGTTGCTTTAAATAAAGCGAGTATTGGAATTGAAATTGATGCTTGGGGTGGTTTAATAAAAAAAGATAATCTATGGTATCCGGCAAAATGGGATGTAATTAAAAAGAAAAATATTCCCAACACAAAAGTTAAACCAATTCAGAATGTTCAGGAATATCCTAAAGGATTTATGGGATATTATGGTTTTGAAAAATATACTGATGCACAAATTGAATCGGTAAGAAAATTATTAGTGTTTTGGAATGAAAAATATAATATTCCTCTTGATTATCATCCTGAAATGTGGAATATTTCTATAAAAGCATTGGGAGGTGTTCCGGGTATTTGGACACATGTTAGTTACAGGGGAAATGGAAAATCTGATTGTCATCCCGATGAAGGATTGATCAAAATGTTAAAATCGTTAAAATAAATGGGTAATAAAAAATATTTAATTGTGAAAGATCGTGTTGAAATTTATAAAGATTTTGCATTAAATCTTTTATATTATATATATAATTATTATATTGATAAAGAAAGTCTTAGTGATGATCAGGATATTTATAATCATTATATTTGGTGTTTTAATAAAGTGTGTGATGAATTTTTAAAAGAAAATTTAGATTTTTCAAAAAATGATGAATTAAAAATGTATTTTTATTCTTATTATTATCATCAATTTTATAAAATTAATGGAAATGTAGTACATGATACTTCTTTAGCATATTACGAAAAATTTTGGAAAAATATTTTTGAAATAGACAAACAAAAAAATAAAAACATTATTAACATATTAATTGAAATTTATACAATTTATGATAATTCAATAAATTTAGAAAAAAATATTTTAGAGATTGTTTAAAAACTCTTGCATTTTCACACATTAATAATTATTTTTACTAATCATAAATTATAAGAATAATAAAATACATAAATTATGGCAGATTTAAAAAAAGACCTTTTAAATGATTTAATGAACAGTAAATATTATGCTGAAATGGAACTTGTTCGTTTAGCGCAAGAACCAAACATGAATTATAAAAAAAAAATTAAGGAAATGAAATTTAAGCTTAAAAAACTTGGATTATTAAATGCAGAAATTGGTTTAGTTGGTCAATATTTTCAAGAACCACTTGCAGGAGCATCTTCTCCATCACAAGGAACAGCTAATACTGTCACAAATCCACCAGCCGGACAAGTTCATCCGGGACAAACACATGGTGAATAACATTACATGGAGTTATTAATAAAAATATTATCCGAAACATATCAGGCGTTATTTATTTCTTCCATAATTTTTATAATTAATATTATAATTAATTTGATTATAAAAATATATGGAAGATTTAAGTTCAATACTGAAACACGATTTGTTTTAACAAATAGTGAAAAAATTTTACTTTGGATTTCATTAACAATATTTATTTCATATATAATTAAATGAAAACTGTTGAATTAGCATTGAAACCAATAACTGGTTATTTAATTTCAATAAATCGTAACACAAAAAGTGGTTGGTATGAATTCGAAATAGGTATTCATACTAATTGGGTTGTTGGTGAAAATACTAAAATTAGTTGTGATGTATTAAGTGAAAATTCTACGGGAAAATTAATTAAAGTATCACCAAAAAGTGAAAATGTTGGTATTGATGAATTAATATTATTTGTCGAAGCAATAATTAATACAAATAAAAAAATTGCGGATAAAGAAAAACAATTTACAGACAAAATGGAACAAATGAAAGGAGTATTAGAAAAAGAAGCAAGAAAATTTTATGATGATCTTGCTATTCTTAAAGAAACATCATTTAATAATTTCACAAAATCTCTCGAATTGGAAAAAGTATCGAAAAAAAGAAAATCAATAATTGATAAAAAATCAATTCCAATAACTGGAGTTACATCATTTGATAATTAAATAATCAATTCCAATAACTGGAATTATATTATTATAATATGTTATCTACTACAAAATACTTAAAAAATAAGACAGGTCAATCAGATGGGAGAAATTCTATAAAAAAAGAAACAAAATCACCATCATATCCTTCATTAGAAAAAATTAATATTGATGATGATAATAATGTAGATTATGATACATTTTCAGAGTATCTTGGAAAGGATACTGATCGTAATAAAAATAAAATTGCATCAGAAATTCAAGATATGGGTGAAAAATTAATTCAAGAAATTGAAGATAAAAAATATCTGGAAACAATAAAAAAACATGAATATATTCCATATATATTAAAACATTCCAAAGGAATAATATCTGCTGAAGAATTGCTTTCATATAGTCTTAATGATGTTAAAAGAATTTATTTGGATGTCAAGGAAGAAAAAAAATCACGGTTTGTAAGATTTTTTAGATTTATATTCAATATATAGTATTAACTATTAATTTAATTATCTATGGCACAATTATTTGAAGGAGTTTTTAATAAATCCATCATTCATGAAACGTTATTTTTTAATATTAAAACAGTTTTAGAATATCCGACTCTTGAAAAATTAAAGGAAAAAAACGAATCATTATTTGAACGTTGGAAATTTATATCAAAAAATAAATATAATGCAGATTCTATTGAATCAGAAAAGATATATAATGAAAATGCTTCGTATTATCCTGAATATTCTCGGATCGTAGCAATTACTTATGGTAATGTGTATATGGAAAATGGTGAATTAAAAAGAACCATAAAAAGATATGTGAGTGAAAATGAACAAGAAATAGTTGGTAATTTTATTGATATGTTACAACAATTATCAATTGAAAGTATTCAATCAAATCCACAATTTTTTCCAATACTTTGTGGTTATAATATCATTAATTATGATTTGCCTTTATTGATTAAAAGATTTCTATTACATAAAAAAAATCTTACAACTAAAGAATTGCCTTTAATTATTAAAAATATATTAAATGTTAAACCTTGGGAATCTGGTATAATTGATGTAATTAATATATGGAAATTTAATGGTTATGATACTACTTCTTTAATGTTAATTAGTGATTTTCTTGGTCTAAAAAAAACCACGAATTTATTACCTGCTAATGAATTATCTAAATATTATTGGTCTAACATTCAAGAAAAACCTAAAGAAACTCTTGATTTTGTGGGATTACAATCTGCAACACAAACAAACTTAATTATTCAACTTATGAATGAACTAAGACAACTATAGAATAACATATTAAATTCTTATAAAAAAGGAGTAAATTTTTAATATTTACTCCTTTTTTATGGTCTAAATTGAATAAATATAATTATTGCCAAATTAATTGTTCAGTAAATGTACCTTCAATACTTTCAGAATCATAATATTTATCGAAATTTTCTTCAGTCATATATGCTCTTTTCATTTTATTTTCACCGTATAGTAGATAATCGAACATATCAATCATAGTATTAAAGAAAATATATGTTCCTTCCCGATAAATATAGACAAAACTATCTTTCCAATCACTAATGGGAGAATAATTAAGCAAGACACCTAATGTCCTGCTTTTATCTGAATATTCTTCTTCGTGAGCAGTTTTAATTTTTGTGATCATTTTTTGCTAATAATATTGATTCTGTGGTTAAATAAGTATAAAAATAACTTAATGGGTCTTTTAATTCATTATTTTGATGTATTTCATAATGAAGATGATCACCAGTTGCTAAACCCGTATTTCCAACAGTTCCAATATAATCACCCTTTTGAACAATTTGTCCTTTTTTTATGATTATGGATGAAAGATGAGCATAAAGTGTTTCAAAACCACTTGAATTTTTTATAACAATTTTGTTTCCGTAACCATATTTTGAATATGTTATTTTTTCAACTATACCTTTCATTGATGAATATACTTTAGTTCCTTTACTTGCATTAATATCAACACCATCATGAAATAGTTGTGTATGATAAATTGGATGCATTCTCCATCCAAATCCTGATGATATTTGAATTAAATCAATTGTTTTAATTGGTGAAATAGTAGGATAATTATTTAAAAGTTCTTTATTATTTTTTATTTCTTCTGATGTTGATAACATTTTTTCTAATTGATTAGCCATTATACAAGATAATGTTAACATTCTTTTATCTAAATAATTAAAAATTGAATCAACTGAAATTGTATCTAAATTTGTATATAAATTAAACGATTTAATATTAAGACAATTAGTATCAATATCAATTCCTAAAGTTTGATAATAAATATAGTTATCATAATTATTGATTGAAATTAAATTGTTTTCAATATCAATTAATTTTTTTTCGAGTTCAACATATTTTTTTCTTAACATAAAATTTTCATACAATAAAATGCCATTTTTATTGTTGATAATTATATCATCATTGGTACTGGCACTAATTGGAGTTGAACTAAAAAAAATCATCACATTGACTGCAAGTAAAATTGAAAAGACAATTATTAACTTACGTAAAATTAAAATAGATTTTCTCATAATAGTTTTTTTAAATAGTGTTATTTTTGGAAATTAAACAGTTAACCAACAAGTATTTTTAAAAAAATCTTATAATCTGGTGCTGTTTTTAAATGAAAATGCCCGAAAATGTAAATTTTTTCGGGTATTGAGAAGTTTGGTACTTCATTTTTAACCAAATTTCTTATATTTGAAGGAATTTTTTGTCGAATTTTCCTTAATATTATGAATATGTTTATTATCATTTGGTATATATAAATACAAAAAAAACCTGCAAACACCATATTATTGGGTATCAGCCGTTTTTTCTTTGTCAAATATTTTAAATTCCTTTCTACTAAGTTCTTGATAAATATCTGCAATAATTTTAAGTGCTTTTTTTATTTTTTTCTTTATTTTTTTATGTTTTTTGAACACAGGATGTCCATCAATAAACATTTCACCAATATTACCCAATAAATAAATTCTTTCAATTGCTTCATGATAGTGAAATTGATCAAGAATTAAATTTTTATTTTTTTTCTTTGAATGTCCCATATTATTCAATATTGATAATTTTTAAATTATCTTGTTTAAATTTCATTCTATTAATAGTTTTCTCCGGGGATAGAATAAATAAATGTGATTCACCAATTCTTTTAAAACCACAATTATTCGCTTTTGAAAATAATTTATATTCATTTAATTCTTCATCATTCTTTTTAGTTAATTGATTTAATTCAAAATATTTAACTGCTGGAATAATATGAGTTTCAGTTGAATTATAATATTCTTTATATTTTACTGTTTTATATTTTAAATATGTGTCATAATCATTATTATTATTTTGAAGTGGTTTTACAAGCATAATTATGGCAGTATGATCATTATGATATTCTTTATAGATCATTTCCACAAATTCTTCAGTAACACCTTTTTTTCGAAATTCTTCCAATATAATATAACTATGTATGAAAATTATTTTTTTGTAATAATTAATGTGAAATTCATTATGGTTTATTAATTTAAGTAATTCGGAATATGCATCATCAAGACAATAATAATTAAATAATTTGCAAAAATCTGCCCCAAATGATATACCTAATCCAATATTCCAAATAGAGAAACGATATTCACCAATAATGCGGGGTAATTTATGCTCATTAATTCTAATTTGAGAAATATTGCCTTCACATTCAGTAATAAAATTTTCATGTTCACATATGAGATCAAAATTTTTATGTAAAGTTCGAGTATCAAATGCGAGATTAATCCATATGTTCCAATCAGAAATATTCATATAAACAAAGATAATAAAAATTTAGTAAATTACAAATTGAATTAAGATAACTCATGAGACTTACCAATACTACCCAATAAGTTGGTATAGTAACCAGAAACCTCATTTTTATTCATAAAATCTTTTGGTTCAAGGATGTTAATAATCTGTTCATACCAATAAAGCTGAATACCAAATCGATCCATATCGTTAATAAATTCATTGATTGTTTTGGGTAAACTCATTTGATATGTAATATTATCACCAATATTTTTTATTTTATAATTATCAAGGTAAAATTCAAGAATTATTTTATCATCATTGATAAATTTATACCAGTTAATCATATTCTTGCCTTTCCACCCATTAAAAAGCGTCTTACAAGAATTTTCATTGAATACTGGATATAACATATCAATTGAAAACAAAGTAGCAAGAAACGCTTTATATTTCTCGCTACAGTTAGTTTGAATAAATGGGATTACATTTATCATAAATTTATTTTAAAATTTTCTTTTATTTTATACATTTCATTACCGATTGGTTCAAAAATGATAATATGAAAATATGATTTGTTTTTATCTTGTTTAGAATCTGTATATGAATGTTTTAAAATACCCATTTCAAATCTGCCTTCCGATAAAGGCTTGACATAGCTGCCCCAATTTTTATCTGTCGCACTAAAATAGATATCAAAATAATAATAGGCTTTAGCATTAGGCATTCTCCAATCTTCAGCAAAATAACTATAAAAATCGACATCAATAATATCATCAGATGCAAGATTCCAAACCATATTAATGGTATCATCCAATCGATACAACCTGAGATTTCTTTTTATAATATCACCCGAATACATATTATTATATGGATAATAATATTTACTGGTTGTATCTCTCATATATTCCCATTTATTGGCACAAAGTTCATTTACTTGATATGGCTCATATGAAAGCATATAATACTTATTATTGTCATAAAATCGATAAGTTGAAATAAAGGGATTGAAATTTGTAAAAATCCTAAAACCATTATCTTGTGATCGTTCACATAAACTAACTTTATGTAATGGATCATAATCACCTCCAAATAAACCTTGTCCATAAGTACTCAAAGTAAGTAACATTATAATTGATAAAATCATTAATTTTTTCATAAATTTAACTTTTAATATGATGGATTATACGGATCATAAGCATTATTGTTACAAAAAAAGGTGTATTTTCATACACCTTTTTTATTTATAAAAATTTCTATAATTATTCTTCAATTAATTTAAATATTGCTACTGGTAATACCATAAGGGTTTTTGGTTTATTTTTTTTATTTCTTAATTCATATTCAATTAATGAAGTAACTGCACCATCAGATAAAATTTCACCAATATTTATCCAGCTTCTATCAGTTACTTCAAAAAGTACTTCTTCAGTATCACCATCAATAAATTTAACTGGAATTCTTGGAGTTTCTTTTATGTATTTCATATTATTTAATATCAATTTTATTATATTTTTCAAATTTTCTTTTCATATAAATTGTAGCATCTTTATATAACCAATTCATAAATTTTCTTACTTGCCGACCACCAGTTAAACGTGTATTACCAATATCATTGTATCGAACACATGACTTCGATATTAGAAACAGACCAATTGATGATGTTTATGGTAATTTAATATTAAATTTGTTTGATAAATATAATAATGCTTCAGCATTTCCACGACAGTCATCTACCGGAAAATGGGAGTGGTTAGTTATTCTATGTTTTTTCCATTTATAATACATATTATGTTCAGCACCGCAAAATAAATCACCAATTCTTCTGGATGACCAACCAAAAGGGTTTGAGCCATAAAATTTATGAAAATAATAATTAAGACATACTCCGAAATCATATCCATTATTATCTGAAATTCCAATTGGTGATCCGATTATATTAATTTTTAACCAATCCGCAAATTCAGTCATAACTTTTTCTGGTTCATTAAAAGTAAGATGTTCTTCACGACTAAATCCACTAATGGCAAGTGCTTCTGGATTCCATTTATCTGAAATAGGTTTTATTTTACCGTAAAATATTTTAGATAATGATGGTTCAACAACGATTGCAGCAAAACAGACAATAGAATAATCTGGAATATAACTACCATCGCTTTCAACATCAACACATATTAATTTACTCATTTTTTATTTTTAGTATCAATTGGATTTACTGTAACAATATACATTTTTTGTAAATTGGATTTAAACATCTTATTTGCGAAAATAAATAACATTAATTCAAATAATGTATGTGCTATTCCAAAAACATAATGACCTAAAGAAACAAGAACTGCAACAATTAAACCAAATGTTAATTTATTTAACCAAGGATTAAATTTATTAAACATTTCTTTAATTCGATTCCAATGGATTTTTTCTTTTCTCCAAAGAATTTTTACCAAATTTATTTTCATATTAAAAAGGTATTTTACGAATTAGTGATTTAGGTATTTTATTATATTCTTTTGGGGGAATGTAAAGAACCTTTATTGTAGCAATGCGTGGTAAACTAAAACCAGTTATCCAATTACTTGATTTAGTATCATAATAAAGTTTTTTCTTAATTATGTATCCTACAGTATCTGATTCGCTTGGTGCAATGTAAATTGTATTTAGTTTAATTTTTGTTGTATTATCAGTTTTATTATTACCATACTTAATACAAGTATCTTTTTCATTTTTGGTTGTTATTACACAATACGATTTAAAATTAATAGTATCTTTTTTTACAGTATCAACATGAAAACTATTAAAACTATAAGTTGGTTTTTTCCAAGCAATCTCAGTTCTTGTTGAAAGATGTTTTCGTATTGAATAATTTGTGGCAAGAGTTGCAACTAATGCAACACCTGCACAAATTAATAGTACAAGATATCTATTTTCCCAAAATTTAGTTTTAAAAAAACATGAACAGATAAATGAAGTAATTAATACAGAGTTTATAAATATTAACATATCTTTTAATTATTAAGTTTTTAAATTTCAACATTAGTTTCTTTAATTTCTTCTTCCACATCTACCCATTCAAGACCCGGACAATAATCGGTATAACTTGAACTAAAATACTCACCAAAAATACCAGTGCTGTTAATAAGACCATTACTAAAACCACATAATCCTTTCCAAATATTAACTCCAATAAAAGTACCTACTGGTGCTAAAATTAAATTAAAAAGAAATGTATAAAAAATGAATTTTATTGGTGTCCAAAGAACATAAAATAAACCATATGCAATTACAATTATAATATATTTTACTGGATAATAAATAATATATATTCCAATGAATCTAAGTGGTTCAGCATACCAAACTTTTTTTCCTCTTTTATATTTATTAATAACTCCTTGTAACCATCCGGTAATAAAAACATATAAAACATATATAATACCAACAACAATTGCTGATAAGCCAATAGCAGCAAAAAATATCCAATTACTAATACACCAATCAGCAGCAATTGTTATTCCTAAAACTAAACCATTTACGATAAAATAAGCAACACCAAGTAAAAATATTGTAATAAATGCTCCTACAATTTGTTTAGTTGTTTTAATAATATTTTTCCAGTTAGCTGGATTTGTTCTAAATTTATTACGAATTGATTTTAATACTTCACCAATTGATTCACCTAATTTATTAAAACCTTCATTTATTGGTTTCATTCTGGCTTCCCATTTAGCTTTTCTAATGATTTCTTTTCTTCTACGTTCTATGTTTTTTTCTCTTTCTTTTTCTTCATAAATAGCTGCTTTTCTTCTACGTTCAATGTTTATCTCATTACGTTCTTTACGCCATTTGGCTTCCATTTCTTCTTTTTTCTTTTTATATTCTTCTTCACTTATTTTTTTATCAATATTATATTTTTCAAGAATAAAATATTCAATAAATTCTTCGTCAGCCCACTCAGTTTTGTTATTGAAAAACATTTTTACCGTTAATGGCATTTTATTATGTTTATCTTGATAAGAACCCCTATACACATCATATGCTTCTTGATCATTCAAATCAGCTATATACCGATTAACTAATATTTCAAGACAATTAAAGAAAAGAGTTGGGAAAAATAAAAATATTTTCAATAGAAGTTTTGCAATAAATATGAAAGAGCAAACAAATAAGGAAAATAATAATAACCAAAAATACGGACATCCGTTTTGCATAGTTTTTGGTGTTGGTGCATTATCCCGGAGTACATATTTAATTAAACGATAATGCCATGATTTCATACTTACTCGCATAAGTTTTGGCTTATCTGCTTGAATTACATATTGTTCATCCCCATCATTTAAACGAACTACACTATCAATAGGAAATGAACCTAAAATACTTTCAACTACCTTAATATAATAGCCATGTTTATCATTATAAAGAAAACCTTTAAAATGTGAAATATCATGTTGATAGAAATCAACGATTTTATTTACTAAGTACTCAAATTTTTGATTTTTCATATAATTAATTTATTTAATAGTGTCATCTTCTAAAAAAAATTGTGCGAAATTTGGATCAATAATGATATCATCGTAGTTTCCCAAAGTATCTTTAATGTAAAATCGATATGTATTAATTGTACCTATAGAGTCTTGTTCAATTTTAAGAATAATACTTCCTTTATATTCGTTAACATTATCAAATTTAACGAATGTACAACTACTACAAGAACTTAACAACAAATATAATACTAATGCGCTAAGTCCAAATGTAAATATAAATGAAAATAAAAAAGCTAAAGTATTTTTTATTGTTTTCATAAAAATTTAGTTAATATTTTGTGTTTAATACCACTTTGTTTAATACCTTCATTTGAACGTGGTGTTATAATAAAATTATCTGGAATCCAAGTAGATAAATCAAGATCGTCAATAGCAACATATTGACATATGTCAATATGTTCATTAATGTATTGTAATATCTCCATTGAACGACATTCTTCTAATTCTTGTAAACTAAAATATTTGATACCCCATAAATTAGGGGTCTTATCAAATATTTTAGTTTTAACACCATTTATTTCAAAGATACGGTTTAAAATATCGAGAGTATAATCCTCTTTCCAATCACTGGATAAAACTATACGTAAATCACTAATTTTTTCAATAATTTGATTAAAAACATTTACGCATTTTTCATCAAACCTATAACGATTATATTCAGAATTCCATTTCTTTCTATTAGTGTAATATTGCATTGTTGTTGCTAATACACCGTCAATATCAAGAAATATATAATTATATTGTTTCATTCATGTTGAATATCAAATGTGTTTCTGATTGCTTCAATAAGTGCATTTTTTGGAACTGCACCGACACCCATTGCTGGTGTTCCTGTAAGTGGAATGAATAAAAGTGCAGGAATGCTTCTAATTTGAAACGCTGAACTAATTTCAATTTCACTATCAATATCCACTTTATAAAAATCCACATCTGGAAATTCTTGACTAAGTTCTTCCAGTATTGGAGTAACCATTTTACAAGGAGAACACCAATCGGCATAAAAATCAATAATTGTTGGTTTAGTTCCTTCAAATTTCCAATCTTTGTTTTTTTCAAAATTAAAAATCTTAACTTTAAATGTTTCTGTTGTTAAGTTTTCCATATATTTAAATAAAATTAATTGAATATTGTGACCAAATGTAATATAATTTATTTTAATAAACAAAAAAGGGGATGAAAAAATCATCCCCTTTTATATAATTTATACATATTTAATTGTTTGGTAAGCTTAAAATTACCCCTTGACCGTTACCCATCATGTAAGTAGGAAGTTTACCATCCCATTTATTGATCCATTCAAGTTGTATAATCTTAGGATTTGCTGCAACTGAAGTACCTTTAATTTGTAAAGATTTTGCTTCACCCATTGCTTGTTCAATGGCAATATTTTTATTAATTTCTGCTTGTTTAAGTTTTTCTTCCTGTTGTCTTGTTACTTCAACAAGTCTTAAAACTTCTTGTTCGGCAAGTTTTTTAGCATCAATTGCTTTTTCAAAATCACTATTATAATAAACTTCTCGAACATCTACCTGATCAATAATAAGTTTATATCCTTTAACTTCTACTTTCTTTAACTTCTACTTTCATTCTTTTAATGACTTCATCTTGAATTTCTTGACGTTTTGTGCTATAAACTTCAATAGGATTATAATTACTTACTGTTAATGCAAGTGCTGATTTTAATTTAGTTCGAATAATATTATCTTCTAACCAAATATATCTACCAGTATTTCCACCATCATTTTCAGTAACATTTTGATAAATCCACGAAGCTTCATCCGGAATAATTTTCCAAGATACTGATACGTCTAATCCCATTTTAATACCATCTTTTGTTGGTGACCAAATAGCATCGGCATTAGGTTTTGCTCCTTCTTGCTGTGCATTTGCACAAGTGTAAACCCAAACTGTTTTATCCATCATATGAACATCACACCAAGGCATAACAATATGCCAACCAGTATGAAGTTCCATTTCGGATACTCCTTTTGGTGTAACAAGAACACCTACGTCTTGAGGACCTACTTTAGTAATCATACTAAATAAAGCACCCATAATAAAACCCACAATCATTGCAGGTAATGCTAAAGGTAATTCTATTTTTACCTTTTCAGTTATCGTTTTTGCTCGACCCATACCATCTTTTTCACCAGTTGGTACTTCTTTATCAATAAAGAATAATCGTAAAACTAAACCAACTAAACCATAAAGAAATAAAATCCAAAATAAAAAACTAAAAAACCACATATTATTAGGTATTTAATGATGCTTACTCTAAAGGTTTTCAGCTTCCCCGTTTTATATTATTTATTAAATATTGTATCAAGTTCATCCCATAATTCAATAAGTAAATATTGATCAATTTTATCTTTATACCACATCAATGCTTGTTGAAATATTGGTTTACGTTATAAGTATTCTTTTTTGTATTTACAATACATTGAATCATTATGTTCATAACTATATGTCGCATTTGCAAGAATATCACACATTTTAAGAATAATTGCACGATAATCAGCAACAGTCTTAACCATAGTTAATAAATGTTTCATAAGACGATTTGATGATGGTACATCAGTGACAGCTAATACAATATCAGCAATATCTTTATTAGTATTTTCTAATATGTTATTATAGGATTGTCGAGCATCTTCAATACTATCATGAAAAAGTGATGCAATTTTTGTGTTAATAAAATCATCATTATTATGTATAAAAACATTTTGATATCTATCTATTATTGCAGATACTGCATCTATGTGATAGATATATTCTTTATTATCGTATTTAGAATTAACCTCGTTATATTGTTTACGAGCAATTTCATGTAATTTTTCATAATTTAAAATCATATTCTTTTAGGATAAATTTTTCCAAGTAAAGTTATGTATAATTTTCCAAATACATGGTTTTTTAACTGCATATTTTTTTGCAAGATTTATCAAATTTAATCCATTATTATATTCAATTCTAATATATCATGTAAAAAATTTATTAATTAATTTACAAATTTAGAAAATTATATTACATAACCAAAATTTTTGAATAAATTTTAATATTTTCAAATTTACCTGACCATTTTGAATCATCTTTAAATAAACTATTATCACCTTTTGTTTGTAAAAAGTCAATACTTTTAATATAACGTTTATTTTTTGCGTCATGAACAACCCACCAACCATTTATTTCAATATGTGGACTTACAATCCAAATGGTGTCACCATATTGTATTTTACCATTAAAACGATTGGTATCGTATTTATATTTTTTTGATAATTCTGCCCGATACATATCGTTAATTAAATCCTGACTAATAGCTATCCAACGATAATTACTTGCCAGTTTCGGATTAATTATTGAACCATCACCAGTTATTGTTGGTGTTGAGTCACATTGTCTTTCTTCTGCATGATAAATACTACCCCACACATTGTCATATAATAATATATGGTAAGTATCTTTCTTAATCAATTTTTTATTTATACCATTATTAATCATTGAAGTAGATAGAAAAAAAATTGACATTAAAATTACAATTTTATAAAATATTATTTTTTTCATTTTCAATAGTTTTTATTAATACTTACACAAAAATACGAATGTTTATACAAAGTTGTTACAATTTTTTTGACGAAAGAATATAAATTAGATATGGATAATTGAAAATATTAGATATATTTGCCACAATTAATCATAAATTAATGAAAATAATAGAAGCAAATTGGATAGCATTTCATT